TTGGTTCATCGGGCTGCTGTGCTAAGATTGGTTCATCGGGCGACTATGCTCAGATTGGTTCATCGGGCGACTATGCTCAGATTGGTTCATCGGGCAACTCTGCTAAGATTGGTTCATCGGGCGACTATGCTAAGATTGACAGCACTGGAGAAGATTCCGTTATTATGTGTGCTGGTAACAATTCCAAAGCCAAAGCAAAGATTGGCTCATGGATAACGCTCGCAGAATGGGAATGGAGCGATGAAAAGAATCGTAATGTCCCAGTATGCGTTAAGACAGAGTACGTTGACGGAGAAAGCATCAAGGCTGATACCTGGTATTTGCTAAAAGATGGAAAGTTCGTTGAAGTTGATAAATAACTAACCACCCTCTCCTTGGCAACAGGGAGAGGGTAAAAAGAAGAGAATATGAAGGAAATGAATCTTACAGCAATAATTATAGTACTTATAATTGCACTATTACGGAAAAGAGAAATAGCGTATGAAAAAACAAATAATCTTAGACGAACAAGATATCAAAGAGTTCCCGAGGATGCAAAGCATCTATTTTGGATATATAACAGAATGGTGTGCTTACATGTGAAGAAAGAAACTCAGATTACATGCACCGCTTTACCAAAATAATCAATAAGTTAAAGGAATTATAGTTATGAACAAAACAGATTTACATTCATCATTACTCTTCCTGATGCTTAAACTGGAAGAGGCAAAGAACAACCCGATGCTAGATAAGAACTTCATTGTTGCATTGACGGAAGTGCTCAGATATTTCCGTGATAACGGAGAGTTGAAGAAAGCCTATGAAAGCCAAAAGGATTCATTGGCAGACTTAGCAAACAGTTCTTGGACGAAGGCACTAAAGGACTATGTTTCCTCCAAAAATCAGGAAGAAGGAGTTGATGCAGAGTTACCTGATTTAGAAGAACTCATTAAGAAACTCGCTTCTGATGAGTTCATAGAAAAGAAAATTAAGGATATTCTTGGCGAGTAAACCATAATCCCCACCTAGCTTCACAGCCGGGTGGGGATTTTTTAGCTAAATAAACAACGTCTAACCTATAAAAACAAAAACCTAAAATTATACCTAAATCAACTTATCTATGTATTTATCCAAATCCTTTTCATACCAAACAAGTTCGGTCCAGCCTTTGCGTTTCCGCCCCTTTGGGAGCCTGCCTTCTTTCACCAGCCGGTCAAAGGTAGCCCTGGAAACTTTGACGTAGCCGCACGCTTCTGCCTTGCTGATCGGTTCATCCTTGTTGGCAATCTTATGCAGGAAATTCAGCATCATCGTATTCTGCTGCTTATTCGTCAAACATCTTCCCGACTGAATCCGCTCATGAAATTCCATCAAGAGCGAATCAATCATCTGGAGTTCTTCGCTAATCTTTCCCATAAGCTAGCACTTTTTATTGTGATACCAGAAGGCAAAGCCGATGGCACATACAGCCAACAGAAAAAGAAAGGCGATATAACATCTTCCCAGTGTCATTAACCTCTGCTCACTCTTGGTAAGCTGCCGCTCAACTGGTACTGGCACGGAAACAGAATCACGCTTGATGATCGTGTCCGTCTTCGCCTTATATATATTGCGGTATCGGTCCCGATAGGCAATCTTGCTTATCACCACGGTATCACCCTTCTGATACACATACACCGAATCCTTCACGTACACACTATCCATTTTGGCGATAGTGTCACTTCTCACAATATACTCAGTATGATACTCGGGAACCTTCACATACTCCTTGGTCTTGCAGCCAGTAAATGCCAGCAGGATAACTCCAACCACCAAACCGATGCAAGCCCATTTCCAAAATCTTATGTCATACCACTTCATACGCTATAGATTTTTATATTCCTCTTTCGCATTAAAACAAGGGCACATCTTCTTCCATTTCGACTTGTCTGCCCCCCAAATATCACGATGCCCCATAATCGCCGCATTCGGATATTTCTTTTTCAGCTGTTTAAGCAGGATAACCAGTGCATCCTTCTGCTCCTTGGTTCTGTTATCTACCGCCTTTCCATTCGAGTCGATACCGCCTACATAGGCAATATTGATGGCAGTAGAATTATACCCCTTCACACCGTTGCTAACCATTTCTACCGGCAACATCTGATGTACGGCACCGTCCTTGGTAATCACATAATGATAGCCAGGGTTCTTCCAGCCCTTGCGTTTAAACTCATCCCAAAGCTCCTTCACGCCCCATTTCTGGGAAGAGGCAGTACAATGAACGAAAATTTTCTCAATCAGTCTCATACCTTGTCCTCCTTTTCCTGCTCCTTTAAAACTTTAGCAAAAGCCTTAGCCAAATCATCTTTGTTATCAAGGATGATGCTTATTGTCTTTTCCTGCTTACGAATTTCAGCCTTCTTCCAGCTCTTTTCTCTGATGCTTACGAACTCGCAGAACAAACAATATCCAGTCCAAATTATCGAGAAAGCAGGAAATGGTATAATCTCACATGTAATCAAGTCGATACACATTGTTGCAATTAAAGGCAAAAAATACTTCTGTGCCTTATCACAAGTTTTCTTATATCCCTTACTTGTTGTAGCTTCTCCGTTTTCCTTCGCCTTTCTGACTCCAAGGAACAGATCTACCCCCATAGAAATGATAAGAGCACCCATACAGATGGCAAAAATCAACGCCGTCTTGTATAGGTGCTCTTGCAAAAATGTATGAATAATCTCTGTCATATATACCATTAATATTGATTAATGGCGCAAAGATAAGGGGTTTTCAGATAGCTTTTTCCGTGTTTCCGTCTAACTGTTCATGTACCACCAAATTTTATCGGTGGGGTGATTGGTTGATTCGTCGCAGAGAAAACTCACAGACAGCTCGGAGATTCTTTTCTTCAAGGTCTCCTTGCTTCTCGACCATTTGCCAATCACATCAATGTTCTCAGCGAACATCTTATTCATGGTCACGGCAAAGTCCCACATCGTGTAGTCGGGAATCATCCAAGCCTGCTTGTCGTACTCCTCCTTCATTTCCTCGTAATCGAAGAATGGGGCATACTCCTTGGTTACATCATCCTTGAAGTAGTAGATGTTGGCGATGCAGGCTCTTCCCAGCTTCTCATCAAAGTGATGTCTTCTTTCCATCCAGTACAGAAGATTTCTCTGTACGATCTGCTCCTCTTCTTCCGAGAAGCCGCACTCATTGTTTTGAAGCATCCGATATGCAGCCGATGCTACGTGAGCAAGCGATTTTGATAAATCCATAAGCGTAAAGCATTAAAGTGAATATGATAAATACATGGTGCATCTCCAGCTGTTCTGGAGTGATGAGCCAGTGCTGGTAATACAGTCTGATGGCATTGATGCCGAAGAAATAGAAGAATGGGATGCGGAATATCCAGCAGTATCTGAAAAAGAAACTCACTGGTAGCATACAGAGTGGCATATATATGTATGCCAGGAAGTAAATCCAGATGATACAGCCACCGTTATCGTCTGTATCAAGCACCGTAGGGCTAGTACAATGTCCATAATCCCAAACTCCATACCAATGCCATAGCATCAATGGTATTGGTGCCCACTTTGCTAGGAGTTCATAGAATCTCCAAATCTTCCGGCTCAGCAAACCTTGCAGGACCAGATTTTGCTCTTCTTCTGAAAGAGCGTTGTTAATACTCTTTTTCATCTTGTTTCATTTTTAAGTAAATTCAGTTGATTCAGTTGCTGTTTTATAGAAAACGGTAGCTAAATGTTTTAGTCGGTGCAAAGATAAGAATATTCCTGCACAAAACAATAGAAAATGAGCAAAATATTAAAATATATTATTTATTTGTACGTATTCTAGATTATTCGTACCTTTGCAGTACGATTTAACGAGTAAAGCGTATGACGAAAACCAATTATAGCTTGACGGAAAAGCAACGGGAAGACCTGATGAAGACTTATCGTGAGGTAGCACCCACCTGCCACACCGCAAAGGAGGCATGGGTAAAGATAGTATCTCATCCCGCACCGAGGTACTACGTGAATCCCAAACAGGCATTTGAGAAGCTCAGAAAGATGGTAGTAGGCGATTTCTCCGAGGTAGATTCCATGACGGAACCGAGAAGGAGAATGTACTATTCTCTGTTCGATAGATTGAATGCGGTATCTCAGAAGAAGGAGTTTATCGGACAGTCGCTCCATTTCATCTGCCAGTTTCTGGTAGGGGAGCCAGCCCCCGAGTTCTTCCTGTCTCCTCGCTCAGCCGAGGATATTTTCTACAATTGCAAGCGATATGGGAAAGGTTACAGGGATGGTAAGCATGAATAGTTTCAGATTGAAGGCGTTCATTTCGCTCGCCTGTATCGTTCTTTGCACTTGGCACATCGGTTTCTCTCACGGATGCCCCTGGGAGAATCATCTTGTATTATTAACATAACTTTATGGAAGAAATTTGGAAAGATATTAAGGATTTTGAAGGCTTATATCAAGTAAGTAATTTTGGTAGGGTTCGAAGTATGAAAGCTTGGAACTCGGAGAAAGGTATGCATTTAAAACACGCAAGTATAAACAAAAACAGTGGCTACCCATTTGTGACTTTATACGATGGGAAAAGGAAGGTTTATGCAATGTTGCATAGACTGGTTGCGGAGACTTTTATACCTAATCCTGAAAGCAAGCCGCAAGTTAGCCATTTAGACGAAACCAGAACAAATTGTAGAGTAGATAACTTAGCATGGGCTACAGCTAAGGAAAATTGTAACATGCCTCTTTTCTTAAAGAGAAATGGAGACTCAAACAGAGGAAAGAAATATGGTCCAAAAGGGAAATACAATCGTATGTCTAAAGCTATTATCCAAATGGATATGTATGGAAAAGAGATAGCAAGGTACGAATCGATTAAGGATGCAGAAGCGCATTTGGGCGTAAAGAGAGGAAATATTGGCGCGTGTGCAAATGGAAAAACAAATCATGCTTATGGGTATAAATGGAAATTTGCAGAAGAAAATTAAGGCAAACATAAAAGACAAGGTTATTGTCTTTATTATGTGTTTATTGGCTTATCCATTTAGTGCGATTATTGGATTTTGCAATAATGGGAGCTGGTATAATCATTTTGTTTATATGTTTGGACACGCAAATATATTTCATTTCATAATAAACGTAAGTGTGCTTTTTTCGCTGCAGAATAAAATTAGGGTATTCCAGTCTTACATTATATCTGTTCTAGCAAGTTTTCTCCCCATGTACGTACAAGAGCCGACCGTTGGGCTTTCTGCATTTTTGTTTTCCTCAATGGGGCAAATGTGGGGCAGGACAGGACGATGGAAAGATGCAATTAAAAAGGCAGGACCCTTCATCCTCTTCACGATGCTGCTGGATAACGTGAACGGATGCCTCCACCTTTATTGCTTCGTCATAGGTTATTTGATGGAATGGTTCATAATCTACATAGAACGGAAACGTTCAGCATAAGTTTGTTAGTGTTTAAATATCGAAGGCGACTGCTCATCACGAGTAGCCGCCTCCTTTCTGTTATCAAACTTATGGAAGGATTTATCTTATCTTGTCTTCCCTTCTGCTCTGGGTCTCTATGATGGACCCGGCAAAGGAATCACTTGCCTTGAAGTTCTTGAAAGAATACTCCAGCTTGAAGTACTTCCACGGCTTGCCGAAGAGACTCTTCAGCGCAGCCCAGTCCTTGCCGTTATTGGAACCGAATACCGTTACACTAATCGTGCCGGTATCAGAATCGAAAAGATGCTTCAAGCCCCTCAACGATTTCAGAATGGTAGAGCCGCCCAGTTTCAGGGGTCGGGTAGTCATTACGCAATCATAGTCGTTGGCATCATCCTCTGCCAATGGAATATTGGTAAGGGAGTAAACGGAACTATCATCAAACTGCACAAGGTTGTCGGGGTAGTTGTTGGCTACCGTTCTGCAGAAAATCTTGCTGCTGGTATAGTTGTGGGAGATAGAGAAAATCTTATCCACCATATTATATACATAGTGATAGCTGGTTTTCTTGTTGAATATTCTCAGCAGCGAAGCCTTGTAGTCGTAGGCGATCAGACAGTTTTCCAAGAAAGTCTTGAAAGGCAAGAAGTCGCTTGGCAATCCTCTGTTCTTTCCACCGCTCAACTGCCCCGATACGCAAATCACCTCGCCGCCCGATGTTGCCATCAATCCCTTTTCGGAAGTGAAGTAAACCACCTTGTCGGTAGGGGTAATAGAATCAGCGTTGTTGCAAACATCTCTGGATATAGGGTGTATGCTGGAGTAAAGTCCCTCGGCATTCACGCTCATGGCATAGACGCCTTCATCGGTAAAGACGAGTAGAGGATATTGACCGAACTGTCCCTGACTTACCGCCTCTGCATTAGCCACAATACCAAGAATCTTTCCTGTGCCTACGATATTATCGCCCGAAGCCTCAAATATAAACGGATTGTTCACTACGGAAGTGAAAATCTGGGAATCAAGATGTTCGGGCTGGTTAAGGTTCTTGACCAGTTCTACCATTTCATCTTCTGTGATACTTTCAAATTCCGCATCACCATCTGCAGATGGTAGGTTGGTGAAAGAATATGCGCCATTCAGCATAGGGTGTATGGTTAATGGAATTCTAAGATATTTCTCGTCCGAATAAAGAATGATTTCTGTTGCGTTTGGGTCAGGATAATAGATCCATCCACGCAGGAATGATTTGTTCACTGAAACGATATTCATAGCCCAGGTATCGGAAGTATTTGTCACGATATGGGTGTATATAAAGTAATACTCATCATCCGTCAAGTCTCTTCCTGTAAAATTCGAGAAACCTTTAAATGGGTAACGCAATAATCCGATAGCTTGAAGTCTGCCGTTGTAGGTGTATAGTCTTTCTGCTGTAGCCTTTGCCCACCCATAATAATCATCAACATTCAGCTGGGTTTGTGTCGTAAGGTTCTCAACAACTCCTTTTGCTATGAATGTTCTATCTCCGTCCTTTATTCCGTTGACAGAGTAATGCCAGTTTTCATCCATTACCTTATCTGATGCCTTGACAGAAAACAGTTTATAGAACTGTGATTTTGTGAGCAGTTCATCTATGATCTCCTGGTCCGTTTTATATTCCGGCTGAATTTCGCTGTGTACCGTGATGGTCTTGGAAGCCATCGCTTGCTTATCGTAGTTAAACGGAAGCTCTCTATACTTGTCGTAGCCAAAATTAGCAGAAGGCTTCATATAAGTATCGTTTGGAGAAACAAATTTCCAACCGCTATCCAAACGGAATGGTAGGACCTGATCAGAGGCAAAGACTACAATTTCCTTAATGATGTCTCCCCAATCATTGCTTATTGGCTCAAACTTGAATTTCAGTTCGCTATATTCGATGAAGTAAAAGATACTTCCTTTGCCGGTCATTTGCCTAAGGTCCATATAGGTATTGTGGGTTCGGTCGAAAGTTGCAGAGCTGAAACGGCAATTCCTGTTAATCGTAGGATAGCAGATATATGGGGTAGTAATCTTGGTGTAAGAGCCATCGAAGAGTCTGAATGCACATCTTACGAAGAAAGGAAACGCAAACATATTCTTGCTCTTTACCCAGTTGATAGCTTGGGCTACATGACCTTGAACTGTTTCCTGAAACCCTTTTTCGTGTGAACCGTCGCTTGCGGTCGCTTTGACGGAGAAATGATGATACGTACCTTGCTGGGTCAACCCGCTAGGTTCATCGCCAGCAGCTTGCAGGAATTTTCCATTCGCATCATAATAGCATTTCCATATATCGGGTCCATCCACATCGTTTGAAACATTCATCAGAGTTCTTTCGCTCTCTTCTGGTATATAGTTGTTGGTTGGCTTCTCAAAGGTGAAGTTACATTTCAGGTCTGGGATGTTCATTCCCAAATCCTTGTATGCTTCTGATTTGTATAGGAGGTACCTCAACCCATTATCTGTAGCCAGCACCAGCGTATTCCCTACCGCTTGTGCATCCTTCACTTCTCCTTCTCCCTCAAACTCTCCTATCGGAGTGCTGAGGTCGCTCTTCTTGTAGCATCTGATGGTATATTTGTTTGCTCCAGTGTCTCTATCATAGGTAATGATATTCTCGAAGTCTGCCATTTTATGCACAAACAAAATTGTGCCGGTGACAGTTCCGAAAGGCTCCATTCTTTGAATCGGGACCATTTCGCCATTCCTATATATGATGTTTTGCGAATAGGCAAGCTCGCTATCCTCACTCAGCAAGTCACTCGGTACGTTCGTCATTCCCTTGCTGAAACTCAAAGTCTTTCTATCCAAGTTTCTCTCCATAACTCTATCTTTAAATTTTCGCAGCAGAGTGAACACCATCTCCACCGCTGCTTGATCTTTCCTGTTGTTTCCACTTCGGTTTCTCCATATCGTTGGCACTTACCCACAATCCGATGGCGGTACTCATCAGCACATCATCATGATTTCCGTTGCCTACGATATTTCCGAGACTTCCATCATCGTGCCGCTCGTAGATTCTCAGCTCATGATACATTTCCTTGTCTGGCTCATCCCAGAGCATATCATCCACAAACTGCTCCAGGTTATCAATCACCCAGCCCTTCGTTAGCTTGTTGGTCTGGAATCCATACTTGGCAAGCACATCATCGCTCACGTCCTCAGGGCTTGTTGTGCGCTGATACAGATTATCGTAGTAGTCGGCAATCTCATTCAAGATACTTCCGAAGTGATCGCCTTCCGTATTGTTATTCTTCTCTCGGTCTGCCGTGTTACTCTCGATTACCAGCAGTGCATCATCGTAGTAATGTGCCAATGCCGCCGCCATCCACGCCAGCTTGTCGTGTCTTACGTGCCCTCGCCACCTTGCCACCACCTTAGGCTTTCCCTTAATGGTAGGCATCATACCGAATCGGTCTATCACCGTCATCACGGTATAGTCGGAAGTCGAGGATTTTCCGCCAATATCCACACTTACCAAGTATCGATTCTCCACTTTCAGACAGTTTGGTACTGCCCAAATCTTCAAGTCTCCGTCACCATCTGTTCGGATACTGATCTTCGACTTTTCGATGGAAGACTCATTCTTGTTGCCGTCAATGATGATGTCGGCGGTGTAGAGAGGCTCACGCTTGTATTTCTTCTGCAAATCATCAATGCTATACGGATTGAAGACCAGATTACCAGAGTTTCGGAAGGCATCTTCCTCATCTACTGGCGCCTCGGTAGCGCAGAAGGAATGCGTGGTAAACTTGTTGCGGAAGTTTCTGTACCACTCGATAGCCTGAAAGCAGGCTCCCTTCTCCCACATTCGCCAGAAGAACTTGCCAGTCTCTCGGTAGCCCTTCGGGTTGGTACTCTTATCCTTGTTTTCCAACAGCCATCTGGCAAAGGCTCGTTCGCTCTTCACCTCTTCCATATCGTGTTCGATGAAGAAGCAAGGGATGAACAGGAAGGAGTAGGCATCGTTGTTCTTCGGGTCCATAGCCAACTGGCATTTCTCATAGAAGAATCCCGAATTACCCTTGCCGGTACTCTCGAATACCTCCAAGTTATCCTCTTGGTTTCTGATACCACCCGAAATAGAAGAAATCACACCCTCAGGATCATGCTCTGGGGTCTTCTTCCAGTAAGCCACCTCAGAATAGTGGGCGCAGTGGAAGTTGCTACCACGCACGGAATCGAAGTTCTCGAAGGATGCCACGGTCAGCGTACTTCGTCTTACTGCCCTCATTCCGTCTGTTACTTGGAAATCGTCAGGCGAGTTCTCATAAGGAGAGAATTGAAGCTTGGCTCCTGGTCTTCCGATGGTCCAGCCTGGCTGATTCTCCAGCGCCTTTCGGTACATCGCCTTGATTTTCTTTGCCGTGTTCTTCTGCTGGGCAAGCACAATGGCGTTCCATCCGTCCTTGCGGAAATCCTGTAGCCATTTGATGTAAAGCTGGGTGAGGGTAGAGCCGCCCCACTGTCGAGCTTTCAGAATCACCACTCGGATAGCCCTGCCGCTGGTTCGCAAATCCTCAAAGATTTTGAGCAGCTTTCTCTGAGGATAGTTCAGCTTGAAAGGAATCATATCACCAGTTACCTTATCCTCAATCTTATCAGTAGCGAATAGGGCAAACTCGGGGTCTTCCCTGAATCTCACCTTCATAATCTCAAAGGTCAGCACCATCTTCAAATGCTTGGTGTAGTAACTCTTCTCGTTATACTCCTTGCCCAATACTCGGATGATGTACTCCTTCATGCTGCCCAACTGTTTCAACCCCCTATATAATAAGGTACGCATACATTCTCTGGGAACCCACATCTTCTTGATCATAAAGTCGGGCAGTTCGAGCAGTTCACGGTGCTCGAAATCGTAGCAGCCTTCACCCGTCCAAGGGTTATAGGTTCCGTATATCTCATCGTATCGCCGCTTGTTTTCGGCTACGAGTTCATCAATATCTACTTCTCTAACTAATGCCATCGCCCAATTCCTTTATTTCCTCAAAATCTGCATCCTGTATCTGTGGCACCTGAGTCACGTCCAAGGCGTTGTTGTCTGTCTTGGTCTGTGCCAGTGCAGCCAACTGCTTGAAGTCTTCATCCAATCCATGTGTCACGCTCACCTCGCTCTGCTTAGGTATCATGTGCTTGGTAAGGTTGGCATAGATGGTAACGTATGTTTTCGGGTCGTATTCTGCCAACTGGTTCATACAATCCTCAAACTTCTCCTGATGTCGGGCTAGGAAGTCACGGATAAATTCTTTCTGCGCGCTCTTGCTCACTGGCAGGATCTTCTTTGCCTTCTCTCGCTTCTCCTGCACGATTTCTCTTACCGACTTAATATCATCAAACTCTCCCATAAGCTTCTCCTTCCTTTTTTATCCAAATGGTTTCAGCGGATGAACCAGCATTCCTGCCTTGCTTGCACTCGCTGCATCCAGTATCTCCAGTTCTTCATCGTTCATTTCCTCCTGCTTCGAGACGGTAAGCGGGTCCTTGCTGGTAAGCGTAAGCAGGAAATATTCGTAGAGAGCACCAGCCACGATGTAGCTGTGGATATGTTTTACCAGCTCGTCATACCGTGTATCATCCCAGTAGTCGGGCATGTTAAGCCAGATTTCCTTCTCATCCCATTCCTTCAGGGCATTGTCTCTTACCACTCCCTGCGGCTTCATCACGTAGGCAGAGAGGATTCCTTCTGTCTTTTTCAGATACTTGTCAAACCAGCGGTAGAAGAGTGGTCTTTCCTTGTCGTTCTCGCTGGTAGGGATGATGTCTTCCTGATTCGACTGATTGCCTCGTCTTGCCCTACCCACCATGTTTGTGGCTGCATCAATGTCATACCAGAGTTGGTTGGCATAGATGAAAATGTGCTTGCTGTAGTACTTGTGTGCCGGGCGAGGAGGCTTCGGAAGAAAAGGATTCGGCTCGGGCTTCCATCCTCTCTCACGGATAAAATGTGTTGGGTGTAATGCGTTGAACTCCATCTTACACCTCCTTTGCTACGGTTACTTCTACCTCTGTCTTCAAGTTGTCGCTGTGTCGGGAGAAGAGGATAACTGTTGCCACGCCGGTATTCCTTGGCTTCAGGGCGAAGGTATAAGGGTCTGGGCTGCGCTGAATCTCAACGATGCTAGGGTCGCTGCTTCTCGCCTCAATATCATCAATGGCTCCATCGTCAATAGAGTAGGAGAGATTCACGTCCTCCTCCTCCAGGGCAATCGTGATAGCTCCATCACCACAGCTTCCATCCACCTTGGCAGTAAGATGCTGGGTATAAGGAACTGTTGGAACTACTGGACCACTCAGCACGAAACATCTGCGGATGCTCTGCTCATCTATGCTGAGTGAAGCCTGATAAGGCTCAGCCTGTTTCAGATTGGTAGTCTTCAACCACCACTGGAAAATCACGTAGTCTTCCACATACTTTGACACCAGTCGGGCAAGTGTATCGGTCAAGGTTCCGTTGCATCTTCTGGAGGCATTGATGGTAAACTCTACCACATCATCCGTCTTGGAGTCGTAGTAGATAATGTTGTCACCGATAGTCTGCGCATTCGGTACCAGATACTCGGCAAGAAGTGTCTTCACAATCTCCAGTGCCGTATCAAAATCATGGGTGAGCGTTGCTTCGTGAACCTCATCATCACCAGCAGCCTCATTGAAGCCCAACTTGATAGCCTTCTCGTCAGCCGCACTATCCACCTTTGCTTTCAGGTAGGTGGCTCTCTTCACGGCTCCAATCACCACCGACTTTACAATTTGAAATTTTATAATCATAGTTTTATCTTTTTAGTTCAAAATTACTTCTCCTGTCATATCCGTCAGGTTTCCGCTTACAGATGCCGGCGCATCCTTCTGGAAGATCAGCTTCAATGCAGAGTTCACATGATTCGTCATATCGTCTGCATACTTCCTTGCAGAATCGGCATAGGTCATGGATAGCACAGAATAGGCTACGTAATCTACCACATAGCTCTTGAAGAGACTACAGAATGCGTTTGCCTTGCTTTCGCTTACCCTGTTCTGCTGATAGGTGAATGTCACATCATCGGTGTTGTCCGTGTAGCTAGCTATCAGTGGAGCGAAGTTACCCACGAATGTCTCTGCCGCATCCTTCACGTACTGCTTCAAGATGTCTTCCTCGGTCGAGGATAGGGTAACGCCAGTAAAGAGGATATTCCCCTGCTTATCGGAAAGCCTTTTCCCGATGATGGAGAAATGCTTCTTCACCTTACTCTTGATGTCGGCATACCCTATTGTTATTGTCTGTTCTGTTACTGCCATAACTTATGCTGTTTGATAATACTGGTTGTTCATGCTCATAGCCTGAGCCACTGCGTTCAGGTCTGCACCCTGTACGATGCCGTTTTCTACCTGTCCGCCGCCTTGCTGCTGAGCCATCGCCTGTTGCTGCTGGTACATCTGTTCCAACTGTGCCTGCTGTTCCTGAACGCTGGCAAGAAGCTTGTCTGCAAATGGTGCATTCAGGTTCTGCAAGTACTGAACTACATTGATGGCGCCCTTGTCAAGAAGCTTGTCGAGTGTATCGTTCTGCATCGTGTTGTAGGTTGCCGTAGCTGCCGCATTCTTGATGCTGATCTTGAAATGGATGTCTCGGGCAGAAAGGCGGTCGTACATATAGACTTGGGTGAAGTTTCGGTCGTAAACCTTTCTTCCGTCTTCGTAGTACTGCTGGATAGTCATACACTTCTTGGTTGCCAGCTTCTCCGTAAACACGTCCATATCCGATAGGATGGTATAGAGTGAAGTGGTAGCGTTCTGGCTCTCCTGCGCATATCTTGCAGCCGATGTTCCTGCCGAAGGGGTCTTGCCCTGCAAAGCTCCGCTCACGTTGGTGACCTCTCGTATCAGGTTCAGCTCTATCTGCAAGAGTTCGTTGGTTCCGATATTCACCGCATTCGATGTGATAATCTCTGGCTTCACCTGCGGCATCGTGCGCTTTGGCGTATAGAATATCCATCCATCGTATTCAATAGCATCTTCCATAAACTGTTCTTTGGTCTTGCCGTTCAATACGGTTGTCGGAATCATCTTGAAGCCCTTGAAACTGCTTCTGATAGCCATGTCGTTCATCACGATCAGGCGGTTGATGTATCTCTGCTGGTCTATTACGTTCGCCATAAACGGATGAATCTCTCCGTTGATGTACGGATAGAGTTTCATCGTAAATGGATGGCTCTTGTAGTCGTAAGGGGTTTCCCCCTGGCAGAGGATTGTTCCGTCTGGTGCCATGTAGGTAAAGTACCAGTACTTATCGGCAATCTCCTTGCTGGTAATGTAGGCTCTGTCTTCTTCTGCCACGCCCATTTCATCATACTGCTGCTTTCGCTTGATATTGTCCTTGCGTAGCTTCTCTATCATGGCGGTATCTTCCATATCCACCCGGAAGTAAGCGCTGGTTCCTGTGGTAGCAATCGGGTCGTAGCATTGGAGCCTGTGTTTAGTCTCCGTTGTCCATACTTCTATCACCCTCACGTAGTGCTTGCCCTTGTTGCTGTAGTCGAAGCTGAGGTTCTCTAGAGCCTTCTCCTCGTTGAACTCGTAGCCGTAGCCGCTATCATCCATATCCTGAATATCGAAGATGGTATCTAGGTCGTTTTCCGTCAAACCGTATTCCTGTCGCGCGAATTTCTGATAAAGGTCTTCCTTGCTCACATCGTGCAGCACACCGATTAGGCTCACGTCATTATGGCGTGGGTCGCTTCCGCATTCAAAAAACATGTGGTCTGCTTCCATCGCATCTGTCCACGAATCGGGCATTTCAAGGTCTCTGTCTTCCCAGCACTCTCTTACGAACATCTGACCGCCTATCAGATAGTCCTTGATAGCGTGGTTCAGTACGTCCTGCATATAGGTGTTCTGCCAGTTGCACTGCATCGTGGCGCTCATCATGTCGCTCAGTTGTCGGGAATTGCTGTCCCTTGCAAAACATACTGGTTCCGTGCCCTGCTTGGCATAGAGTCCTGCGATGGATTCCAAGATACTGATCATGATGTTGTTGCTCATAGGGGTCTGGTTGCGCCGCTCCATATAGGTGCGCTCCGTCATTTCCTCCCAGTAACCATGATGATACACCCTGATGGTGTCGCTCCATTGGTCTCCGTTGCAGTATCTCATCGTTCTTGCTCGGGTCTCCCTCACGCCACTCAGATTGTTCCAGGCATTCTTGCATCGGGTCAGCAGTTCCCAGTCCTTTCCGTGCTCCTGCCGCTTCTTTCGAGCCTTCACAGAATCGTATCTGTTGCGCTGAGGCATCACCTTGCTAAGTGTTAATAATTTCGCCTTAACCATATTTGTTTACACATTATTAATTTATAGGCGCAAAAATAGTCTTAAATCCCTTTTTCTTTGCCGTGTTTCCGTGTGTTTGCCTATTGTCACGGAAACACGGAAATATAATTGCATTTTCTTTGCATCTTTGCGGCAACGTTTCAAACAGTTTAAGATATGACAAAGGAAGAATTAGAACAGATGAATGCAGGTGGAGAATCTGAACAGCAGGTTCCTTCACCCGAACAGGCTGCGGAAGAGACTCCCCCGGTAGAGGAGCGCCCTAACCGCAAGGCTTTCTCCGACCGATTCAAGAAGCGTCATGCCGACATTGATTTCGAGGACAAGGAAGCTCGTTATGCGGCTATGAACGATGATAATGATACGCTCGAACGATACGAGGAGAGCGGAAAGGCGTTGTCTAAGGTGTTCGACAAGCACAAGTGGCTTGCTGCCTTGGCGATGGATATGGAGAAGAATCCGGAAGATAACCCATTCGATGCGATGGCTCGCTTGGGTATCGACATCAAGGCTCTGCTCGAAGACCCAGAGGGCGGCAAGAAACTCGCCGAGATTCTTGCAAAACACAATGAGGAAGTTGCTGAGCAGAACGAAGCTACCGAAAGGGTTACGGGAAACATGCGCAAGTCTATCGATCGCTTGGTTAAGCTCTACCCAGACGATGCACACGATATGTGGAAGCAGATTTACGAGATTCACGACAAGGTGGAGAGCGGCGACATCCCAGATGATGTTTGGAAGATGCTCCATAATGCCAACAACTACGATTCTGATATTTCCTCTGCCCGAGACGAGGCGGCTATGCAGGCAAGAAACGAGAAGATTCAGAATAAGGTCCGGTCCTCATCAAGCGAGGGCATTCCTCCTGCATTATCTACTTCGGGCGCTGGCAACAAGCCTGTAAAGCAGAAGAAGGCTCCAAAGAGCGGTTTCTTCGAAGGTATCACTTACAATAATTAATCAATAAATATATGTATAAAATGAAGAAAGATTGTTTTAAGAATTTTATGAGTGCTCAGTTCGTCTTCAAGATGGTCCTGATGCTTCTTGCCGTGGTAACTGGCGGCGGCGTTCTTGCTATGGCAGATACGGCAGAACCGACTACACAGATTGGTGACGAGGGTCATGAGCCTTCATCTAAGGCTGATGCTGCAACAGAGCCTGTTGATCCAAACGTATCAGATCGATTGGCACCCGGCGGTAAAGCCGAAGGTCAGGACTTGACCGGCACACAGGCTTCTGCTACCCAGATTCGCAAGGGCGGTCTTGCCGAAGAGGATTGGGATAGTGAGGTAGAGAAGTATCGCCCTTTCCGCACTCCTTTGTTGCAGATTATCCGCAAGGTTACCAAGAGTGTTCCTTGTAACAGCTACGAGAAGAAGCACGCTCGTGTCGGTGGTGATACTCTTGATGGTATGACTACCAAGGCGATTGAGGCAGCTGCGGCTGGCGGCACAATCAAGCTTACCAAGGCAAACTTCTCTGGTTCACTTCTTCCTCTTTACAAGGGTAGCACCGTGATTGTTCCTTCTGTTCCTGGTTACGAGCGTGGTTCCAAGACAAAGGTGAATGGTCGCTTGAATCTCCTGGTTGTTGAGAAGACCAAGGATGAGGTTACTTTGCAGGCGCTCAATGGTCCAGCTGAGACAGAGGGCACTATTGGCGAAACGCTCGACACGATGGGTTGCCCAGCTATCCCTGCCAACAGTCGTATTCTCTGCGCTTCCACCATCCTCTCCGAGAGTCAGATGAATGTTCCGCCAGAGAACTATCAGCCTCGTTCTGAGGAGGTTTACTTGCAGAAGCGTGCATTCTCCATCATCTTCACCGAGGAGTTCGAGAAGATCAAGAAGAAGGCTCCTCATACTGTTGCCGACATGAAGGAAGATGCTCTCACCAAGTTCTTGCTCCGCCAGGAGCGAAGCTACCTCTATGGTACTAAGCTCAAATTCCTGATGGAAACCAAGGATGGCGCACAGGAGTATGCTTACTCTGCCGAGGGTATCATCAATCAGCTGACCAACTCCTATGGTATCGGCGACACCTATACATTCGCTGACCTTATCGCTATCGCCAAGCTGATGTTCACAGACTTTGCCGAGTCTGATGAAATGTATCTCTTCTGCGGAAAGAACGCTATCGAGCGCCTGATGAAGATTGAGCTTCCTAAGGGTCGTGATGTAATGTTCTCTACCGTCAAGGAGTTTGATATCACCTTCAACCAGTTCAAGTGCAGCTATGGTACACTCAACTTCGTTTGGGACAGCACACTCGACTACATGGATTTGGAAGACTGCATGATTGGTGCTGACTTCAAGGGTGCTCGTCACTACGTCAAGGAGAAGAGCAAAGAGCGCACCAACGACTTGTCTAAGGATGCTTACGACCCACGTCTGGCTAAGCGCTACATGCACTGGGAGGCAGACTGCATAGCACTCCGTGGCTACAACAGTATTCTTGTCGGTCCAGAGGCGAAGATTTCTGCTCTTGGCGCATCTGGCGTTATCAACAACATTATCTCCATGAGCAGGTTGCCTGAGACTCCACGTGAGGGTATGATCGTCGCTTTGACTGCCGATTATGAGGCTGCTAATGCTGATAGCGGCGGTACAACCAAGTACGAGAAGGAGAATGTTTACATCTACAAGGGTGGTAAATGGGAACTCTTCTCGGGTCAGATGGTAGCTGCCTAGTAATGCACAGAATAACAAGTGACTGGTTGATGCCGGTCACCTGTTATTCAAACTAAACTTTAAACAATATGATTAAGACATATAGATATAACGCAAATAGAAACACGGTAAGCCATATCCTTCAAGGTAAGAATGGCGTAACCGTTCGCTATAACTTCGAGCGAGGGAACGTTATCACCAAGCAGAAGCCAGAGCTTATCTTGAAGAATGAGTACGCTCAGAACCTGCTTGAAAACAGTGAACTGTTTCAGAAGGGGCTTGTTACTCTCGTTCGTTCTGAGAAGACCATCGAAGACATGCTGAAGGAGAACGAGGAGCAGGAAAAGAAAACCAAAACCAAGGCTTCTGTTATAGAGGTTGCTTCTGTGGTTACTGCATCCGATCTCCTTGCTTTCGTCAACGAGGAAGACAATCGTGAGGGTTCCAGAATGTTCAAGACGGTATCAAGTGCTATGGATTGGGCTACAAAGCACAACTTTGCTTTCCCGAACTACAAGCCAGAGTAACATATATAATAAGGTGAAATGAAGGTTGAAGACATCATAAAGGCAGTTCGTTGGTGCATAGACGAGGAATCCAACAACTTTTCATCAATCACAGATGAGAAGGATGATTTGTATATGGATAACATCATCAAGGCAAAAATCAACGATGCCTTGCATTGGATTGCCGTTACCGCATCATCCTCTGCTGCATTGGCTGATTCCAAGAACATTGGAGCATCATCTGCTACTATCCAAGTGCAGGACTACGATACCCAGAGAAGCATCGGAGTAGTCACGATGGATGCCAATACCGAGGTAATCAATATCTCTCGCATTCGTGGCAACGATTGGTTCAAGGCAGTCGTGCCTGTAGAAGATACCGAAGATGAGGCTGTCATGATGTTTGATGATACGGCAAAGGGAACCATCGACCGCCCACAGGCGGCTATCATGCGTGAGAATCCTCTGAAAATCCTCTTGCAGCCCAAACCTACGGAAGCAGTCATTTCCTACGTGGGTGTTCCGAAGAACGTAAGCACGTCCGATTCAACAGATGTAGCTATTCCAGACCGCTTAAAGAATGCCTTCATTTACTATCTCGCCTTCTTATTGCTTTCCGCCTACGATGATACTAAGGCTACGCAAATGTACACGATAGCCTTGCAGCAGCTAGGCGTTAGTCAAACATCAAAATAAAGAAATCATGGAGTATGTATCTACGAATTATAGCGAAGAAGAGCTTGCATGGGTCTCCCCAGAGATAACCTTGCAGCGTGACATCTACCTGATGATTACGCTCAAGCGCCCAGGGAAACTGGTAATCAGACAGGATAGAGGCGATGGCAAGAAACCGAGAGTTCCCCTTCGTGCCCACAAGAATACAAGCGAGTTCAAGCTTCGCCTTCGGGTGATCCCCGAAACCGTAAAGATTCAGATATTCACTTCATCAGAACCAAAAGAAATCAAATATGCCTACATTTAGAGATGATCCAAAATTAGGTTGCATGGTGCCGATGATGAAAACAGACGACATCAACGACCAAGCCATCACGAAAGACAAGATTCGTGACGGCAATGTTACGACCGAGAAGCTCGCTGATGGTGCAGTTTCTACGGATAAGCTACCTGATGGAGCCGTCAAGACTGAGAAGATAGCTGATGAGAATATCACGACCGAGAAATTAGCCGAAGGTGCTGTTTCTACATCTAAGCTTGATAATGGATCTGTAACAGAAGAAAAACTTGATGATCGGTCTGTAACTAACGGAAAGTTAGATTTTTCATCCGTAAGTTATGACAAGCTTCAAGATGATGCTGTCATAACACGGAAAATCAAGGATGGCAATGTTACCGCTGAGAAGATTGCCGATAAGAATGTAACCAATGGAAAGTTGGGAGATTCTTCTGTTGACACAAGAGTACTTCGAGACAACAGCGTAACGTCTGACATCATCGCAAACGATGCGGTAACAACGGACAAGATAGCTACAGAAGGTGTTACAAGAGATAAGCTTGCAGAATGTTCCGTTACACTCGACAAGCTCGCCGAGGAATTAAGGAAGCTTCTCCTTGCAGCTATTGGCTTGCCGGAAGATCTTGTAGAGAAGATTCAGAACATTGATAAATCTATTCAGGATATTCAAAATCAGGTAAACGAGTTTGTTTCTATTTCTAATGCAGATATAGATAAGGTTATTGACGGAACGTATGTTCCTGTGCCAGTTCAGCCGTCTGCTTCCTTAGAGTCAAGAGCCAGAAATGTAGAAGACGAGATTGACAACATCAAGCAGTCTAATATGAAACCAAATGAGGTAAAAGAAGTATTAATATAGTTTGCGTATGGAATATCTTGATAAACTCGGACTATCTACACTTTGGAACAAAGTAAAATCGTATATCAACGAAAAAAACTTTATACCAAGTTCAGAAAAAGGAAAAGCCAACGGATTAGCTTCACTCGATGCGAATGGAAAAATACCGCTGACACAGCTTGGCAATCTTGATATGTCGTTGTTCAAGGTTGTTGAGTCGTTGCCTACAAGCAATATCCTTTCAAACAGAATCTACCTCATTAAAGCTTCTTCCACTTCATCCAAAAATATCTATGCCGAGTATCTCTATACTGGCGATACAAGCAAAACTTATGATGAAACCAAATGGGAGAAACTCGGAGAATATAAGTCGGACGTTGATCTTACGTCATACGCTAAGACTGAAACAGTAAATACTGCTCTCTCGAAAAAGGTAGATAAGGTTGAAGGTAAAGGGCTTTCGGAAAACGATTATACTACGGAAGAAAAGCAGAAGCTAGCAAACTTAGACTTTACTGCAATTTCAGACGAATATATTAATGGTTTAACATAATAAACGCAATATGGAAAAGAAATATTTAAACGATTCTGGTCTCATGCACTTTTGGGGTAAAATCAAATCCTATACAAAGTCCGTATCAGACGCCTTGCAGGGTCAGATTAATGACAAGCAGCAGCAGATTACCGCCAACAAATCTGCCCAAGACGCAAAGAACGCCTCGCTGGATGATAATATGAAAAAGCTCAACACTCGTGATGATCAGATCACAGAGACTTTGAAGAATATCTCCGCCACTGGTGGTGCTAGTGTTGCAAGTGCTGTAACGTATGACAACACCACTTCCCAGCTTACTTCGGCAAATATTCAGGGTGCAGTCGATGAGTTGCAGGGGGCTAAAATTGACAAAACATCAATCTTGCAGGAGTCTGGTGAAGCAGAAGACAAGGTGATGAGTCAGAAGGCTGTAAGTGCTAAACTCAGTGACATATCAGACAAGTTGGATAAAAAACAAGATAGATTTAATAATATTTCCGAAGAAGCGGTAGAATCTATTGTAGAAGAAATATCCATTCAGAATAATGAAGGTGAGGAAATCGCACACATAGATAATAACATATCTAATTTTAGAAATCTACAAAGTAATGGTCTGCCAGTGTTGACAAAAGAAGATGTTGACATTCTTAATAAAAACTTTTCTGAATCAGAAAGTGATGATGCGGAAGAACAAATCTGGGCAGACAATGACTATGACTTAACAGCTCCTGACAAATCTAAAGAATTTGTCAGGATTGGTAATTATGGAGTTAAGTCCAAATCTTTCCAAACCTTAGATGGTTCTAAAGTTATGTTGGACAACTATGAAACTGTGTCTAATATAAGAAATAGACGCATTAAAGAAATGAAGGAATGGAATAAACTTGGTGTGGGTATGTTTATCCATTGGGGTGTCTATTCTGTATTAGAAGGTCACTATTCAGGGAAGAATATAAATGGAGAAAACATTAATTTTACATCAAGCGGTATTGCGGAATGGATATTGCGTTTAGCAAAGATTCCAGAAGCTATATACAAGAGCTACCAATCTATGTTTACCGCGGATAAATGGAATACAGATGAAGTCGCAAAAATTGCATACAATGCTGGAATGAAGTATATTGTCATTACGGCTAAACACCATGAAGGATTTGTTTTGTACGATTCTAAATTTGCATCTTGGTGTACAAAGACCAGTTCTGCCAGAAATACATTGCTTGATGAACTGAAAAAGTCATGTGAAAAATTCGGTTTAAAATTTTGTCTCTACTTTTCTCAAACTACAGATTGGACAACGGATGGTGGTTATGGTCAGGATTTCAAGAATAATGAAAATAAAGACCCATATACCAACGAGCAGCACCTTAGATATATAAATGAAACTATTAGTGTGATTAAGGAAATGATTGAACGATTTGATCCGTATGTATTATGGTATGATGCTCCATCTGATAAAGATAATTTTGCTTCTCTAAAATTCTTGGACATTCAACTTGCTAGCTATCCTCAGGTTATTGTAAACGACAGACTTTTCAATGATTTCCATGCAGGAGATTTTGCGATAGGAGAAGGTAATTATTATTTCGGTGATAGACCTTATGCGGAGAATTGTTATACAATAAATGGCAGTTGGGGATATAATAAAAAATATGACACGGAAGACCATACTATTTCTGCTGCAAAGATAATTGAGCAATATATCATTGAGTCAAGAGCAAGGGGACAAAATGCACTAATTAATATAGGTCCTAAAGGAAACGGTGAAATCCCATCCTTGATTAAAGCTAGGTTGTCAGAGATTTCTACATTTATAAAGAAATATGGTTTCTTTTTTTCAACAGAACCAGTTAATACGGTGTCGTTCCCTAATTGGGGAAGAGTTATCAAATGTGGTAATACTCTAAAATGCTTTGTATGGGACAAATCAAGAAGAATAACAATTAGTGGTATTAATACTACTTTTGTAAAGAGTGTTTATGTATATGATACGGAATCTACAGATAACTTATCGATTGTGGATGAGTATAACATGATAATATCAAATATACCATCAAAAGAGGGAAGCGAATATCCTGCTGTAATTGACATTGAGTTTTCCAATCATATAGTGGCAGAGAAATTTAGTAATGTGATAAGTGCAGATAATAACAAACTAAATGTTTCAGCATTTGTTACTCATTCTGCGTATCCTGCTCTTATGGGGTATGGTACTGATACTTATCAGCTTGGTTCATGGACAGACATAAGTTGTATTTCTTCTGTATTTAAATATGAAGGTGAAACCGCAGACAAGACTATTACCTTCAACAAAACATTACAGGAGAAAAATGATATTTCATTTACAATTACCCTTGTCAATATTTCAAACGGAAAGAAACAGATAATAAATGTTATAAATGATACCGCTGAACAAACTGTTTCTCTTGAAAAAGGAATAGTCTATGAAATTAACATTAGAAAAGAAGTTCCAGAATGGTATAATTTAAAAGATATAATATTCAGTTAAAATAATACAGTTATGAAAGTAATATTTAAAAATACAAAATTAATTCTTGGTAAGACAAATGGTCTTACAGAAGAAATTAAGTCATACTTAGGTAAATTATCTGCAACACCGACAGAAGAGCAGTCTCTTGCATTTGGTAGTTTCTATATCACATTGAAAGAAGCTAACTTATGGGATAAAATCTTAACTTTTCTGCCTATGTTCGGAAAGACAGTTTATGACTGTTCATACGCTGTCAAGGGGAAAGACATAGCACCAATTCCTATTGGAGCTAGTTATGATTATGGTTTGAATATTATGAATGTTACAAACGGTCTTGGTCCAAGTGGAAAAGGAATTAAACTTGCAGAATTATCAAATACCTTATCAGAGTTTACTGCTTTTGGTGCTACTGCAAGAGAGATAACAGGTATAAGTTATCTTTTCGAGTATTCCAATAAAAATTTTACTTCGTCATCAACTGAAGATACATTATACGAAGTTTCTCTTGGGCTTACCGAAAACATAGTAAGATTCCCATTGAATAAGAATATAACAATAACTAATGCTCGCCAGCCTCACGTAGCAGCCTTTTCTCATAAAATCATCACCCCTTATAGTTCTGCTATCGCCAGGGGGTATATAGACGGAAATAGGGTATATGAGGGATCAATATCTTCAGGAGAAATGACACTTCCTAATAGTAATAAATATTGGTATCTAGGTAGAAAAAATAGCGTACCAAGTAAGGATAGTTGTTTGAATATGTTTATGATATTCAATAGCATCTTAACTGATAATGAGATACTTTTGGTATCAAACGCTATAAAGAAACTGCAAAACGTTCTTTATAAATAAAAAAAAACTATAAGTCGCTGACTTTATAATAAAAGAGTGGGGGTGTTAAAACTGCTCCCCACTTTTTCCTTTTAGTCTTTCGCATCCATATTTCAGCAAAAACTCTTGAATGAGACCTTGCTGGGCTAGAGTATTGAAATTTCGTCTATGAGTATCATCAACCTCGGAATGGCACTTAATGCAAAGACACTCCAGGTTGCTTTCACGATTGTCCGTCTTGTTGCCATTTCGATGATGAGTCTGTATAAACTCGCTTTCGAATGGATTCATAACCTTGACACCACATCTTTCACATGTGTAGTTATGCTTCTCTCGATATTTCTGGCTGATTTCTCTCCAATCTCTAGTATAACCATTAACGTCAACTTCAATATCTTGTTGTGGTTTGGCTGGAGCAGGAGCGGCTTTCCTAAGTATATCAACGAAATCAGAAGAAGTCATGTTCTTATCAATATCTCCGATGATCTTTGAGCAATATTTGCACAAAGGCAAATCCTTGATAAGCTTATCTTTGTTGTTGTCGCTTCTATCAATAACCCACACCGGCTTTTCATTCGATTGGCGATATTCTGGAATTTCCCCAGCATCATTCATGAAGCTTTCTATTACTCCACATTTGCAGATGTGATAACGAGGATTTCCGAAACGTTCGATGTTATAGGTACGCTTGTAAAGGAATACACGTTGCTTGATACCTGTATTTGGGTCAATATTGTAGATTCCTTTATCTTCAATCCTAAGTGTACCATTTTTGATGTCTCCAAAAGTTATGTCCTTAGATTTGATAGCAACATATCCATCACCATCTACAGCAGGAACATTAATCTTAAATCCTAGTGATACAAGCTTGTCACGTAAAGCACTAAAACTAGTTAATTCTTTTTCCATATTTTTTATTGCTTATTTTTTGCCTACAAAATTTTCCAGAAGCTTTTCACTATCAGTGATAATTCTGAACTCCACACGTCTAGATTTAGCTAAGTCTATTTTGTTGTGGCTATCATGAATGTATTCACCATTTGAATCCAAAGCCTTTCCGTATGAAAGACCATTTGCTGTAAACCAGTATTCCAGCAACGCCTTCTCTTTCGGAGTATATTTCTGAAACTCAGGCAGAGAACGGAAGAAGCGAAGCACATTCAGCGCACGCTTCTGAGAAAGGATAACATTTGCGATATAAGGGTCTTTATCTAGCTGAGGATAGCCCCAGTCGTCCGTATGTCCCTCGATACGAATTTCTGTAATATGATTCCGCAAACTATCATTCAAAAGTATATCAAAATACCTTGGCAAGAAGTCCGCAAGAACCTTTTTGAACTCAGGAGATAGCTGATCTGAACCCTGTTGAAAAAGAACAGAAGCATTCTTGAACTTCATGGATAAGTCGCTGCCAATGGTCATTTGCCATTTAGCTGTGTCCCCTTCAAACTTGCTTACCAGTTTATCGTGAAGATTTTCTTTCACCTCCACGTAATCTTTCAGTGTAACCGAATGCTCCTGTACCTTACTGATATAGGCAATGGCAACAAATAGGAATATCACCATCAATCCAGTCATAAGGTCAGAAACAGACATCCAAATATTATTTTTTGCCATAATTATCTCAGATATTTACCAGCCATTGATGCTATCAAGTTATCAAGGCTTGCCAATGTTGCACTTAATCTATTGTAGAAGCTCTTGTCAATATTCAAAATCTGCTTATTCAGTTCTTCGCTTCCGCTCTGAATGATACCAACGCCTTCTTCCATGCTCTTCTTTGTGCTCTGCCAGAACTGTTCGTTATAGTTTCTGATACTATTCAGTTCTTCGAGCTTATTAATAAGTCGCTGAACATCATCTTTGAATACCTGTACTCCACGAACCCAGTCGTTCAACTTGTTAGTGATAGCATCTTGCTTCTCCATGCCATCCTTGGCGAGTGAAGCTGATTCTGAAAGATTCTTGGAAATTTCGATAAACTTCTTGTCGTTAACCATTGCTTCTTCTAAAGCATTGACGAGTTGAGCCAATCTTCCGCCATTGCCAACTAACTTCTGAGCGTGCTCAGAAACCTCTTGCATAGTATTGGAAGTACCTTCAAAGTTCTGCTCCATCTGATGATACTGCTTAGTCAAACTTTCAATCATAGCCTTATTTTCTTCCTGCCATGTATTAAGCTTTTCAACGCTCTCATTCAACTTGGCAAAGTTCTCCTGCACCAATCTGCTGATAAGGTCGTTCATCTGTTTTTGGAACTCTTCTGTTACCTTCTTCATTACGTTTACCAATGCTTCCGTGTTACTCTTCTTAAGCAGTTCGCTAAACTCATCAAACTTATTAGTAAGCAACTTATTGGTGTCTTCCATCTTGTCCTCGATTTCATCCACCTCTGAGCGCAAAATCTGACTAAACTTCTTTAACTCCTCATTCATTTCATCAAATGTAGAAGTATTTGCTGATTGTGCATCAACAATTTCGCCCAAGGATTCCTCGAGACGTTTGTTGCTCGCTTCAAAATTAGAAGCGTGAGAAGCCAGTGTATTAAGAGTGGCAGTCTGTTCTCCTTCAACTAAAGATATACGAGTTAGCTTGGTATCAATATTAGTTACAGAGCCAATAAGCGATTTGTTTATCTCTAAAATCTGATTAAAGAATGAAGCTTGTGCCATACCCATCTGCTTCATTTCGTTTCTGTTTTGGATTAAGGTAGTAACTAGGGTAGAACTCATTTCTCGCACACCTTTTCCAAGTTCTTTGATTGCTTCGTCAGTAGAAGAGATACCTCCATTTTCCTTATCAAACTTATTGTCAGTACAGAAGTGGCGAAGCAAAAGAGAACCGCCCATACCGCATAGGGAAGTATAAAAGGCAGTCTTCAAGCCACCAAGAAGAATAGGAATACTACGAGTTAAGTCGTTTACATCAAAGCCTGCCAAGCCGATGGTAATTCCTAGGAATGTACCAAATACACCAAGAGTTGAAATAATGCTTGGATAAGCATCCACCTTTCTCTTGTGTTTTAACAAATAATCCTCTTTTGCAGTCTTTGTTTTATAAAAAGAGTAGATGCATGTTCCAATAATCAAGATGCACCAAATCCATGTCACAATGTTCGTTCCTTGTTCAGTCATAATTTCATTCGTTTTTCCTGCAAAAGTAGCAAAAATATCAATAGGTCGTATCGCTAATCATCGACTTTCTTCCTAGTTTAGATTAATGCTAAATTAATGAGCATTATCTTGCTCATTGTAATTCCTTGAAAGACAATCATCTAAACCATAGAAACTTTATTTTGAGCATAGTTAGGCAGAGCCTCATCTTCTTCGTAACTTTGCACCAAGTTCAATAGTGAACGAAACGAATAAACTATTTTATTATGAGTGAGTCAAAAACTTACGTATTCGGGGAGAATGGAGCCAGCCAGGGCGGTGGTTTCAATAGCATTCTCGCTATGCTCCCAGCACTTATGCAGCGACAGGGTGTAGATCCAAGTTTGTTTGCTCTTTGCAACGGCAAGAGTAATGGAAACGGATGGGGTGATGGCTTGTTTGCCATCTTGCTTCTCTTCCTTCTTATGGGCAGAGGCAACTTCTTCGGTGGAAACAATGGCGGTTGCTTGATGCCTAACGGACAGGGCGGTGTTATGCTCAATAACGATGCCAATACGGCTGTTATCATGCAGGCAGTTCAGCGCAATGGCTACGATGTTCAGTCGCTTGCTACTGCTCTCAACACTACTACCGGTAACGTTATCGCTGCCATCAACGGTGTAAGCAAGGAGATTTGCGGTGTCGGCAACCAGATGGGCATGACTGCTAATCAGGTATTGACCGCCATCATGCAGGGTAACAACGCAATCGCTACCCAGTTGGCAGAATGCTGCTGCAAGACCAACAACAACATTACCGCCATGGACGGCAATATCAAGTTGGCGATGTGTCAGCAGACTGGAACCTTGCAGAATGCCATCAACAACGTGGCTGTAGGTCAGGAGCGTGGCTTCTCTAACGTAGCTTACGAAACCCAGCGCCAGACTTGCGATTTGCATAACGCTATCAAGGAGAGCACTCAGACCATCGTTGACGGACAAAAGCAGCAGGAGATGCGTGAAATGCAGAACAAGATTGATTCTCTGCGTGAGGAGAACAGTACCTTCAAGGCTTCTGCTATGACTTCACAAATCGTGGGTCAGGCTGTAGCACCTATCAATCAGGTATTGGCTGGTTTGCAGAGTGAGGTGGCAGGCATCAAGTGCAAGCTGCCAGAGACAGTAACCACCCCTTACAGCCCATTCACTGCGGTTCCTAACTGCGTGGCTTATCAGGCTGGTTTGTATGGACTGAATGCTGCTAACGGTGCAGGATTCTGGGGTTAAAGAAAGGAGGCTGCTATGTTATGGTTAAGACCTTTTACTTGGGTGAATCGTAACGGTTCGGCGGCTATCGCTTCTACTGGCGTGAAGGTGAATACCGCCAATGTGGTGTTCACCTTTAAAAACCACGCCTTCGTGAATGCTAACTACAGAGGAACGATTTTCGTAAATCTGATGCAGGCTATTCCAACTGGAACGACTGGTACGCTGCCTATCCTTTTCGAGACCAACGGAGCAACCCAAGCTGTAACCAAATTCAATGGTGAAGCTTTGACGGTTGCAGACGTGCCGGGAACTGGAGTGGTTCAGCTCTGGTTCGAGCGAGATACTAACACCCTTCAACTAATGACGGGTATTGTTTAACAAACAGAATAGATAATAGGAGATTACATTATGTTTCAAGGTTTAAGAACAAATTCTTTATTCTATGTCCTCGATAAGGGAGAGAACCTGAGCTTGCGGATCGGACAGGTGGTTTCAGTAAGCAACCCTCAGACGAGATACCCATCCTTCAACAATGGCTTCACCCCTCAACCTATGGAGACTGTGGTGGACGTTAAGGTGAAGCTGGGTGACGAGGAGGTGGATTTCAAGCAGCTACCTGCTAACGGACAGATAGCGAACGACAAGAATCTTGTGGTAAGCGATAGCAAGGAAGCCATGAGTGCAGAGGTCGATGCAATGCTGAGACAATCCAAGGCGATACTGGAGAGCGTAGATTACCATGAGAGAGTCGTTAAATCTTGTGAGGGAATGCTACTGCAACTCAACCCCCAGATAGCCAAGGAGAAGGAACAGGCTGAGAAAATCAACAAGCTGGAAGGCAAGGTTTCCGGCATGGAAGGCAAGCTCGACAGAATGATGGGATTGCTCGAACAGGTTGCAAACAAGTAATCTCCTAACTATTCACTTTAAAAATCTTAGAATTATGATAATGGTTGAGATTACAGAAGACAAGTTTGATGGCTTGTATGAGAACGTGGAGAAGGGCTTGCGCTACTTGGATAAGGCAATGAACTGCCTGGGCGAAATGAAGCGTGAAGGCAGACGTGACCGATACGGCGAGCGCAACCGCATGCCCGATTATAGAGGTCGTGGAGGCAGAAGTGGTATGCGAGAGCATGAGGAGTACGACGACATGCGCCAACGTGAAGACCGTGGACGTGATTACAGAAGTGATTACGGAGAAGATTACTAACTAGTTTGGGGTGTGCTCAAAAGTGGGCATACCCCTTTCTTAAATACATAAAGATTATGGAAAGAAAATACAGACAATCATTAAATGCCTACGATTATCAGCCAGAGGAAATGAAGGCTTATCTTCGCTACAATGGCTGGCACTTCAATAAGAAGATGTGTGAGTGGGCAATCAAGCAGATGCGGAAGAATGGAAAACCAATCCGCATGATGAGCAAGGATGATATTGAGGATATCTTGAAGAAGAACAATATCGTGCTGGAGAATAATGTGGGCTACGATGCAGTTTACATCGCACACATGTGCCTGGCTGATTTCTACGGCTCGTCTATCACGGAGGAAAAGCAGATGGCACAGTTCATCAAAGACTACGTGGATGATGAGGATCAGCAGGATGGTTTCATCTTCAACCGCTTCTATGCAGATACATCATTCAATGGCATAGGCATTCCTTGGGAAGACATTTTATAAAATATGACAGAGCAGGAGATTTACATAGATAGGTATGACTGGACCGTACACGTAATGTACGATGTTCACTCAAAGGATGCCATGAAGGTAAGAAGGCATCTTCGGGATTTGGGGTGCAGCGGCATTCCTCTCGAAGATGCCTGTAATCTCGTGCTCGAAGGCGAACCCAACAAAGGGATAACCTATTCCAACATAGATACCAGAAAAACGATAGTAGTAATAGGCTGGACCACCTCAAAAGGGGAGTACACAAACAGCCTCACCCACGAAATGCTCCATGTAGTTCAGCACATATCCGAGCAGTTCCTTATAAATATGTACACCGAAGAACCCTGTTACCTCCTAGGTTCCCTCTGTCAAGCCGCCACAAGCAGAAACAACCCCCACTAAGCCCCCGTTCCTCAGCATTCCATGCTGAGTAAAAAAGGAGTGAGCCAAGCGCCCACTCCCCATTTATTTATTCCAGCCTATCCAGCTCATCCACCGCATCCATCATAATCCTGTCAATATTCTGATTAGCGAAGTTAATAGATTCGGTATCGCTAGCCTTATCCCTCATCTTCTTCCATCGCTTCATCTGTTTCTCTGCCAGCTCGATTACTCTCACCTTGGCAGCCTCCTTGGAGTTCTGGAATTGATAATACTCACCGATATTGGTGATTCTCTTATCCAGCGGAACGTTCTTCGATTTCAATCTATCCACGTTCGCCATGGTCTTCTCCATTTCGTCCTTGTAGTTATACCACTTGCTCTTGGTTCTCTGCAAGCTGCTCTGCTCGTTTGGCGTATAAAGCAGAGAGCGGAGGAAAGGAATATCCTTGGTTTCCGTGTCGTTTCCATGCTTGATAACACCGATAAGTCGCTCAGTAAAGGTAGCAGCACCGCCACCGATACCACCGATGTAATGATTCAGCATACTAGGATTCGTCACCATATCCAGGAAACTATTACCCAGCATATCCTCATTACCCTTGGCTACATCGTTAGTCTGGGCATTCACCCATTTATTCACAGCCATATATCCGTCAGGCGTGCCCTTGTAGGCTCTCTGCCAAGCAGGGGAATTTTCATTCCAATCACCACGTCTTTCAATCGGCGCACCCTTCCAGTCGGTATTCAACTCCCATTCCACGAAAGGAGATAGGGCAGAAGGAGAGATAGCCTTGATCGTCTCATTCAATGGCTCCTTGCCAGCCGAAGAGTTACCGAGATAGTCCATCACCGGCACAAGCTGTGACATGCAGCCCACGGCATCCAAGGCAGGATTCTTCTGTCCGCTTACGTTTGGCGAGAAGGTCAAGCCAGCCGCCAAGTCACCCAGACCATAGAAAGCTCTCAACTCGATGGCAAGCGGAATTGTTACGAACTCACCACCGCCCTTGTAGATGCAGAGATTGTTTCTTCTCACGTAGTCAGGCAGCTCTCCGTATGGGTCCTTCACGCCCTTTCTGTCCTTCTCGTCCTCGCTCGAAATCAGCACATTGTTACCAAGTGCAGCCAGCGCACCGAGAGCAAAAGGAATGGCAAGCATATTGATAGAAGTACCTACAGGATGATTCTTCAAGTTCTTCACAAGCAGATTCGTACTCTGAATACCGGCATTGAAGAACATAGAACAGTGTCTGAGATAGCTAGCCGTGAATCCGTAAGCCCATCTTGCAGCCGCCTTGCCGCCAGTCATTTCTCCGTTCTTGAAGCTCTTGATGGCATCACCGCTACCATGGCGGTTGAAGTTGGTAGATACCTCCTTCGCATCATAGACCGAACGGATGATAGAACGGTTACTGTCTCGGCTCGCACAGTAGGTAGCGAATCGGGCGATATTCTCAGCCACCTCATTGATGTTCGAAAGATTTCCGAAGAAGAAGTCACGAAGGGCAGCACCGCCCTTGTCAATCTTGCTTCTTTCGCTCTTCACATCTTTTTTATACTCCTTGGTCCAGTCCTGCATATTCTTGATCTGAACCCAACCAGTTTCGCCGCCGTTCTCCATAAACTCCTTGAAATATCGCTGAACCTTGTCGCTCATATCGAGCGTGCCGTTGCGATACTTGGCAAACAAGCCCAAGCCTGTTGTACCGCTCAAATCCTTGAAGCTGATGGTAGAAGCGCCCTTATAGAAGCCCAGCTGCGCATAGTACTTCGCCCAAAGCGCACCATATCTTGCACCTTCCTTGGAAGTCACGTTGCTCGATGCAAACTCCGCATCACGCATGATGTTTCGCATCACGAACTCAGGGTTATAAGATGTACACAACTGCGCCATCATTCTTGAAATAGAACTCAGAGGCTTCATGATACCCTTGGCGCCCGAGTTCTCCAGCAATCCATTCAGCGCCTGCGCTGCTCTAGGATTACCATTAATAATAAAGGTATGGGTCCTTCCGGCAATCTTCACGTCCACGACATGCTGCGATTTATTCTCCGCTTTCTGGAACTTATAGCCTATCTTGTCTCTGCGATACACCTTGTATGCCAAGCCCTGTGATTCCTTCATCTTCATATCCTTGTTGAAGTCTGAAACAATCTGGTTGATTTCGTCAGCAGTCGCATCTTCTGGAATATCAGGGTAACGCTCATATACGATGCCAGTCATAGGGTCCTTCTCGTACCAAACGCTTGTTTCGGTAATCAGATTGTTCCCCGAATTATTTCGCGCGAATCTTGCAAAAGCCTGACGGATTGCATTCATACCGCCGTTCTTGATGGCTCTGTTGCCCATCGCACCAATCTGCGCCAGCACATTTGTCTCACTCAGATACTTGTGTCCTCTCGCTCTCATGATGGTGCTTCCGATGTAACTCTTCGGGTCGCCCTGCTCGGTAATGTAGCCATAAGTGTCTTCCGCCGTAGCCTCATCATACTTTCTTAAAGGCACATACCAGTTGAACATATTAGATACATGACCGTGCAATTCCTTGCTGATGATACCATTCTTGTAGTCGCTGTCAATCGAATACTGGGTAGCAGCCTTCACCTTATCCCAATAGTCCTTCACAGCTCCCTTCTTGATACTCTCCATCTTTGCTTCTGAATCCATCACGCTCTGAATAGCCTCAGCATCATTGTAAGGGTCAGAATATTTCGCAACCTCCTGAATAGCGTGCATACCCGAATAGTCGTGCTCGCCAGCCTCGAAGTCAGCATCAAAGTGATTTCTGATACTTTCATCCAACTGCCTGTAGTACTCCTTCAGGTCGATGTTGCCAGACTTCAACTCATTGTCAAGATACTCCTTGTCGCTATAATAACTGTTTTCCAGGAAGTCGGCATCCTGCTTCTTCTGCTCATCCATTCTCATCTGTTTAAGGAAGTCACGGACGAAGAACTCTCTGTTTCGCTCCAAACCATGCTTGGTAATCATGTAGAGATTGAAGTTTCTGATCTTCTCATCGTCCTTCTTGCCATCGAAAGCATCCAGTACGTCAGCCATCGCCTTATCCAGAGGCTTCATCACGTTACGCTCAAACATCTGAGCCGCATCGCTCATCGCACCCTGCATGGTGTTCTGCAGTATATAAGGATTCTCAGAAGAGGCAATATCCTCAATCTTCTTGTCTGGCACAATCGCATTCATCAGCTTCTTCAATGAAAGCATATTGTCCATATAGCTCTCGGTGAACATATAGCCGTGCTCGTCCAGCGAACGGTGGTATCTGTCAAGTGCCGTGCCGGCAGATGGGGTAGTGCGGAAGTGAATCTGTCCGTCTGTAGCCTCATCCCATTCTGTCTTGGTAAGACTATCCATACTGCGAACCTTGCCGTCATTTCCGTAGAACATACCATCGCGCGCCACAACAGCAGGCACACGTTCATGGTCGAGACGGTATTTCACCGCCTCGGCTCTCATCTTCCAATAAGGATCATTCGGATTCTTCTGCAAGTTCTTGCTCAACCAGAGCAGATACTTCACATCTTTAGTATTAGGAGCAATACGATAACCGATTTCGTGAAGGAAATCAGATACCTTATTCTTGATACCATTCCAGAAGCCAGCTTCACCCTTGCCATCCTCGGCGAGTCGGGCGATACCTTCCTCAATGGCATCATAGATATTCAGAGGATTGTACTTTCTCTCCTCATCCACCAGTTTCTTCAAAGCCGCATTCTCAGGCTTATCCAAGTCGTACCATACATCACGAAGGAACTTGTCGAATCGTTCATCACCAAACAACTCTCTCATTCCCTTGTGTCCTACTACCTCATGCCAGATAGTCTTCTCGGCAGTATATCTGTCGTGGATATTAGGCATGTAAAGATGCACCTCGCCAGTCTTCTCGTCATACCAGCCCGTTATCTTTCTGCCATCCTCAATAGCAGCCTTAGCCGCCTTGTTGGTGATTTCATCAACCGATGAAACCATCTTCACCTTTGCACCAGTCTTCTGAGCCACCTTTTCGATATGGCTCTCAACCGATGAAGTAGGGTAGTTTCTATCACCATAGTCCGTGCGGAACTTGGTGCCGCCATTCTTGCCCCATTCCTTGTAGGCATCCTTTGTCATTTTTACGTTGACGAACTTAGCCTGAGGGAACTCCTGTTCCAGTTCTGCCATCTGCTTCAAGAACTTCTCCTTTGTTTCAGGGTTCTGTCTGCCTTGCTCCACGGTAGTTATAGGCACACCAAGCTTTACAAGCTCTCTCAACTGGTTAGGGGTAACTACATTCCAAGGGATAGCCAATCCTGTTCCTCTCAGTTGGTCGGCGATTTTCTCTGCAACCTCCTCGTCAGGCAAGATTCTAACTGCCTTTCTCCATCTAGAGAGCATCACGCTTCTCTGTCTGTCCTTTGGCAGGAGGCTGTTTACCGTTCCAGAAGTCCAAGGTACCAAGCCCACAGAGTTCTTTGCGCCTTCAGCGTGATAACCGCTAGTCTTCTCGCTCTCAGGAATCTCCCATTCCACAACCTTGATGTTGCCTCTAGCGTAAGCGCCAGAGAACTGATCGTTCATCACCGAAGTGGAAGTGTGCATGTAAGGGTTATAAGCCGCTGGCACTGGTCCTTCTCCTGCCCCAGGGTTCTTATCGGTCTTTACAAGTTGGAACTTACCGTTCTTCACAAGGTCAGGTCGCTCGTCTGCGCCCATCCACGCACCAATCTCGGTAGCATCGGTACGCTTTCCGTCAATGATAGCAGCCATAGGGGAGTAAAGCTTACCATCCACCTCCTGCATTCCGCTATACATTCTGAAAGTCTTCTCCTTGTTGAGGCGGTCCAACTCGTCCTTATCTGTGACCTTATAGGAGAATCCGTCCTGTTCAATCTCATTCATAGAAATATCATCAATGGTTTCATTGAAATCATCCATGATGTCGTTGATAGCCTTATCCATCTTATCCTTGTCAGAAACCTCAAACAGTTTCTTGATGGCATCCTTCACTCTCTGCAAGATAGAGCGATCGCCCCTTCTTGCAAATTCGTGTGCTGCATTCATAACTCTATCCCAGATAGACAAGTCCATCGCCTTTCTCTGTCTAGAATCTGCCATCTGAGCAGTCAACTCGTAAGCATCAGTCAGACCGTAAGGCTCTTCTTTGAAACGTTCCTTATCGCCCTTTACTCTGTCATAGATTTTGAGGATTGTCTTTACACCCTCTATCTGCTTAGGAGTCAGCATACCCTCAGCCTTGCCTTTCTTGACGAGATTGATAGCGCCCATTGTTGCTTCATGAATCATTTCATGTAGCATAATAGTAGGGGCAGCGTAGTCTGGAGCCTTGGTTTTTGTCAGACCATCAATGTACAAATCAATATTTCTATTGATGTCAGCCTCTCCAGAAGCCTTGTTCGGATTCTCTTCGCTAACCTTGAAGGTTACACCGAGGCGCTTGTTTATATCGAGAGCTTTTTGGAAGAGTTCAGCCTTTGCTTTATCTCTATTTGTTTCTTTAAAAATTCGTTCAACGGCTCCAAGTGTGAACGCTCCGCCTGGCTGCAATCCCCAAGTCTCTCTGAGATTCTTTGCTCTAGCGTCTCTATAGGCAAGCTCTCTGTCAGCGACGGCGAGAACGGTCTTATAATATTGGAGTAGATAAGAGCCTTTATTTCCATCACCGTCAATCTCACCACTGCTACGTCCCCCGTTGGACAGTCCCGATAACTTTTCGACTTTTCTTTCATAATCATTCTTGTAATATTCTATAACACTTCTACCAAGATTAGAAAACTCATCCAGAGCAGATTCAAGATTGTCAGCAAACAAAGATTTATCTCTGTCTTCTGTATGCTCTTCGATGTCCTTAATGGCAGAATCAAACTTCTTTTCAATCTGCGAAGATACGGTTTTATCTACATCTTCGGGAATGATTCTACCTTTCTTAACATCTTTTGTATCTGTTTTAGAATACTGCAAGCCTCGGTCCTCACGGAAGTGGGTACCTTCATCCTCAGAAGTCTTGCGCTCTTCCTGCACCTTCACACCCATCTTAGACAGGCGGTCCAGTACTGGCTTCAACTGCTCAGGCTTAAACTCGGCAAGCATATTGTTACCTCTTGTCTCGAAGTTATTGCCATCAACCAGTTTCAGCAAGTCATTATCCAAGAAGTACTTGCCGCCCTTTGCCTTGCTCTTCGGCACACGAAGTTCGTAGAAGTTGCCACGATTGTTGTCTATGCGCTTCACCTTCACTTCACCATCCGATGAAGTAACCTCGTCAAAGCCGCCGTGCCATGATGAAAGTTCAAACTTATCTGCCACGCTGTTGATAGGTGCATCCGTAGTTAAGCCCTTAGGGTCGAAGTAGTCCGGCATCAAGATACCAGTCTTCACCTCGCCAGTATCAGTTGTATATTTCACCAGCTGACCGCCCAAACCTTGGTCTTTACTGTCAACCAGTGCCTGCATCAGATTACCAGTTACAATATAGCCATCCTTGCGACTCTCGTTGCTAGTCAGTCTATCCCAATTATTAAGGTCTTGGTTCAATACCTTGATATGATTATCGCCCATACCGGCAGCCTGCTTGGTCATACGGTCGATAGAATCTATAACATCCACCTTGTTTTCACCAGAACCCACCTTGCCAGCAATAGGGAAGGTAATCTTTCGTCTGCCATCCAAGGTAGCAAAGGAAACCGTAGAGGCGTTAGGCGAGAAGTTATCCGTAATCTTGATGTCGATGAGTCTTCCGTAACTGTTGCCGAATCCGCTCAACTCGTTAGGATTGTTCATATCCGTAGGCAGGACGAAGGTTTCGTTTGTATCGAAGGTATCAAGCACTCGTTCAAACATTTCAGCCTTGGCTTTCAGGTTCTTTACCACATCGTTCAGCTTATCTTTCTCCTGCTTGTAGATGTTGTCATACTGATAGCCAGCCATCTTCTCAATCTGCTCATCGCTCATACCCGAATCCTTCTGACCCTTCTTAGCATCCTTGATATACTTCTCCTTAGCCTTGGTGGCAACCTTCACCGCACGCTCCTCATACCTCTGAGTCCCGTCCGCAATCTTCTGGTCGAAGTACTCCTTCACGGCAGCTTTCTTCTCATCCTTGTATTCCTCCCAAGTCTTGCCGCCAGTCAAGCCTTCCTGCGAAGCCTTCACCTCAGCAGCCTTCATAGGTTTCTTCAAGATAGCCATATTCACCTTTTCTATATAGGTATTGTCTGCAAAGGCATTATCGCCGCCTGGCTCTGCACCCTGCTTCCAAACTTCCTTGCGGATAGTCTTAGCCTTCAACGGCAGCTCGGTAATCTCCAGGTCGTTCTCACCCATTTCGTTGAGTCGCTGAATCTCGTTGGCGTAAAGCTCGCCAATCTCCTGCAACATCTTCTCCTGCTCGTTTACTCTCAGCAAAGCCATACGTCCCAGCAACTTACTTGCATCGGCACCAGCCTCGCCGTCACCGACACCACCGCCCTCGGCTATAAGTCTCTGTGGGTCGATGCGTGACAAATCTTCTCCAAGGCTCTTTTCCCATCCGAATGGATCAGCCATGCGTGCATAAAGGTCAAGATGCTCAGCCATATATTCCTTAACCACCTTATCACCATACTTGTTGGTAATATCGGCAACTTCCATTTCGTTGAACTTGCTCTTCTGCGAAGAAGTAGTATTGGCATCAAGCGACTTCAACTTAGCCTTGAACATCATCAGCAGTCGCTGCTCGGCAGGAATCAGAGAAACCACATACTCGTATGCGCCTCTAGCCACCTGACCGGTTCGGTCGATACGTCCACGCATCTGAACCTCATCATTTACATCAAGCTGCTGCTGCGCCACGATCATCACACGCTTCTTCTGGTCCTTATACTTGCTCGAAGCATGCAGAGAGATACCAGTGGCAGCACTCTTGTTCAGAATAAGCGCATCAATCTTGCCGTCATTAAAATCACGTGCGAGTTTCTTCTTGTCGGTATCAGCACGCTTCACCTTGGTAACAGTTCCGTTGTCGTTATACACGAACTCAGTCTGTCTTCCAGTCAACTCGCCCACCTTATAGCCTGCCTTCTCCAACTCATTCTTGATAACATCAATAGGGGAGAGGGAAAGACCGGTACTTGTCTGCTCGATTTTCTTCTCCAGTTCGTGATAAGCCTCAACTGCCTCATCGCCCAAATCAGAAAGCTTGATGTAGCCGCTTTCGCTATTATCCTTTGCATCCTTCTGGGTATAGCGAAGTGTACCCTCCAAACCCTTCTTCAAGGATGTGCCCAAGTCTGGTGCGTCCATTTCCTCGCCAATTGCGAAGTTGCCGGTCTGCGATTCGTTGGTATTGTTCAACGCAATCACAGGCTTCATTCCCTGCTTCAAATAGTCGATTGCACGTTCTGCAGCAGACTTTGCTTTCAGGGAGAGAAGCACCTGCTGAACGGTATTGAATGCCTTGCTTGCGAAAGGCTGGTTCTTGATACCAAGGGCAGCAGTACCCTTCTTGATACCCATGGTAGATTGGATGGCAGCCAACTCGTCATTACGCTCATCCACGTAACTTGAAACATATTTCTTTTGGAAATTGATAATATCATTAAACAATCCGATGATACTATCATACTGTTCTCGCTGCTCCTGCACTCGCTCAGGATCATCAACCGCCTTCCAGTCGATGGTTACGCCAGTCATATCTCGCTCACGGCGAATCATCTGACCGCATTGCGTCAAGGTCTGGCTCATGATTTCCTGCAAGGTTGCGCCACCACGCTTTACCGCATCAATCAAATCGGATGATTTCATACCGCCCTCGTTCATGGCAGTACGCAAAGCGTAGATAGGCATATTGTCTGGTCGCTTGGCAAAGGTAGCCGAGAAGAAGGTAACATTCTTTGCCTTCTGAATGATATGTTGGAAGTAGTTACCCTGACCGCTATTTCCACCAGCCGTGTGGCTTTCATCAAGAATAAGGTAAGCGTTATCCATCAGCTTCTCGATGGCATCACGTCTTCTTTGTCCGCTCAGGGCAGCAGCACCGAATTTCTTACCCTTCGCAAGCTTTTTCTCTTTTCGGGCACCATTCTCGTCAAACTCGTAAACACCATTGCTTACCTGACTGTAGGTTGTCAATACATAGTCGTATTCCTCTGGCAGCTTGCCGTTCTTTTCGATGTAATCAAGCACTCGCTTCACCTCGCTCTTCGATGGCAAAGCAAATACAACTTTTCCGTCTGAGTCGGTAATGGCAGCTTCCTTGGCACTACCGAACACAAATGGTCTTAGGTCTGGGCTACCAATATCCACCAAGTCACGATAAACATCACTCAGCAATCCTGCGGTCTTGGTGAAATATACAGGAACCTGACCCTGCTTCTTGGCGTATCTGATAAGCGAAGCAGCCTGTCTTCCCTTACCGATACCAGTCATATCTCCTATGATAAAGGCATTGCCCTTCTTTGCCTGCTGCAAGGCAAGGGCTACAGAGTCAACCTGCTCTGCAGCAAGATGAGAATACAAATCATCCTTATCATTATAGCCCAGTTCATCAACAAGGAACTGGTCGGCATCGCCCAGCTTTTCGAGATTCTTGTTTACCGCCTCCTGCTGATCGGCAGGCATCACGGCTTTCAGAGTGAATGGATTTCCACTCTTAGGGGTATAGGTAACTTTCTCTGTACTTAGTCCACGTACGGATTTGTCCACCCGCTGTAATTGTCCCCGTGGTCCGCTTCCGCTCCTGGTGCTGGCAGGTTCATCAGCACTTGGCTGAGTGTCATTCCGTCCAGTTCCTCCTGATCCAGCTCCTCGCTGTCCATTGGTTCCAGCGGTTGCTCCTTCGCTCTGAGAAGGCTCTGTCCCTGTTCCGTCTGTTCCAGTATCTCCACCAGAAAGTCTTCCATCTTCTCTTGGCTCGGTTCCTCGTTGATTCTCCAAGTCATCATGGGTTCCTGATACGGAAGATGTGTCAGATACGTCAGACTCTCGCTTACCATCTGGTTTGCTTCCTCCTCGTTCTCCTGCTCGTACTCCCTCTTTAGGAGCACCAGCAGCGCCTTGTTGATCAAGCTCTGGTTGAGCACTTCTTGTTTCTTCTCCGATGGAAGAATCCATCCGTTCACCTCGTAGTATATCATCTTCAATTCGTTTATAAAGTTCGTCATAATCTTTCACGGTCTCGGCTCTAGCCTTATCCTTCACTGGTGGAAAGGCATTCTCGTTCAAGCGTCTTCCGTTTATCAAAATCATACGTGTTGGGTAGCTGGTTCCCTGCTTGGCGTAGAGACTGCCATCCACATTAATCACGTCCTCCACATTATAGTGGCTATAGAGATAACCAAGGAAAGCCTTGTCTTTCGGATTCAGACTTCCGTTCTTGGCGTATTCCGTGTTACCACCAATGATGATAGCAGCACGTCCGTCACCCTTCATGCTGTCCAGTGCATTGATAGCCATCTGTCCTTCCAGAGAAGAAATCTTGTAGCCGTCATACTCCTTAGGGGTAGCACTACCGAATGGCGGATTGGTAATCACGATATCAACCGGTTTCACCTTGAAAGGCTGTGTTCCGTCCTGACTGGTCACATTCTTGAAACCCTGTCTTGTCAGGTTCGCCAATCTCTGTGCATCAATATCGTTCACGTGAACCTTATCCATTGGCAGACCGATAGTAAGCATACCGTTTCCGGCACTAGGCTCCAGAGCACTATCAATCACCTTACCATTACCTTTCACATACATATCCGCAAGGAAAGCGTAAGGGGCAGGGGTAGAATACTGCTGCTTCATCACTCGCTCAGAATCTCTCTGGTTGAGGCTAGGCTGATTCTCATAGAGTCTCTTGATGAGTTCAAACTTCTTGGCGTTGTTGGTTGATTCCGAAGAAGCGATACCTCTTGCTCTCATCACAATGGCGGCTTCTGCAAGTTCCTGTAAGTCTGTATCCTTCGAATCCTTCAAGCCGCACTCCTCTGCCATCTTTCTGAGTTCCACGATACCGTTAATCTTCTGTCCGAAGCCCAGACGAGTGTTCACTCGGTCCATAAACTTCTTCTCTGCCAGCTTTCTTTCCTCTGCAGTCTTGGAGTCACCCACCAGATTGTCCTGATGCTTAGGTGATGTCTTCTCGTAGTAGTCAGCCCACTCCTTCAAGCTCATACGCTGCTCTCCGTCACGATAGCGGATATTCATCATCTGCTCATAGATGGCATCCACGTCTTCCTTCTTGAAAACCTTGACAGCAGGAGCAAACTCCTTACGCATTTCCTTCACTACATCTTCAAGATTGTGCATACCTCTCTTGATTCTCAGATAAGCATTCTCCGCCATAGCGCCAACAAGCTTAGGCAACAACTCCAACTGTTTGGAGTTAAGACCAACGAATGAAGCAGACAATTCGTCCTTGCCGGCATTTTTTAGCATATCCCAAAGGTCATTAACCTTCTTATTGGAAGCTGCTACTGCTGCATCGTCAGCAGTCTGCTGAGGTTTCTTTTCAGTCTCAACCTTGGCTTTCTTCTCCTTCTCGAATCCTTCCGCTGCATTCTTGATTCCCTCCATAGGGTCAGCAGATGGTTCTGCTTTAGGAGTCTCAACCTTAGGTTCAGCCTTCTGCCCTCTGGTCTTGGCGAAGATGCTTTCGTAAATGGCACGGTGCAAATCATCGGTCACGTCTCCGTTCAGATAGTCCAGAGCCATATCCTTCACCACATCATCCACGTCAGCCTTCATGATCTCCTCCTCAGTCAGAGGATGCTCTTTCTTGAACTCTGCTGCAGCTGCCTCAATCGGGTTAAACTGAGGGTCTGGCTTCTCTTCCTTTGGAAGGAGTGGGAGACCGCCTTCTGCTTGCTTTCCGTCAATATACTCAGTAACCTCCTTCAAGTCACCAAACTTCTTTCCATCAAACTCATAGTAGGAACCAGTGTACTCGCCCTTTTCGTTTGGCTCATCTACCTTCATTACTTCCTTGTCTCCATCAATCAGAATCTTTTGCTTCATGATAGGACCGTTCTTTGATGGAGTCTCGGTTTCCTCGTCCGTCACCTCAATGCGACTTTCGAGTTCTTTGTTTACCAAATCGTCTGGTTCTTCTACTCTTGGTCGTTCTGCTTCTGTTGGTTCATTTCCTCCTGATGCTTCTTGTTGAGGTTCTTCAACGCCTGAAACATCATGGCTTCCTTCTGTTTCTGAATGTCCTGTGCCATAATCTTGCCATTTTTTAAAGTTCAAATACTCGTTAACTAACTCTTCCTTGGTAGGAGCAGCCTCAAAGATACTGCCCTCGCCAGTGTTTCTGGATGCAGCGATGCGGTTGTATTCATCAAGCAAATCCCTGAAATCCGCAACCTTGCCTTCCAGAGCCAAAGCCATCATCTGAGAGATAGAAGAGTAGCGCTTAGCCGCATCCTCACTGAACATGTCTGATGTTCTCAGCAAGGTATCAACCTTGTTGCCGCCCTGTCTTGCCTCATAAAGCAACTGGATAGCCTGATCAATCTCATCACGGAGAGAATAATCGCCCAGTTTCATATTATCCATTACCGAGCGGATAGCGTTGATAGCCTTATTCTTCACCGTAGAGTCGATGCCCAGCATTCTGATAGTCTCTGGCTTGAAGATGGAACCCAACAGAAGGTTCTTCACATACTCCCTGCCTTGTGCGGAAAGCCGCTCAGGACTATCCATCATCTGTGCCACCTCGTTCTGTCCGATGATGCCTTTATCTACTAACGTCTTTACCAAGTCATTTATTGCCTTGGAATTGTTAAAGAAAGCATCAAGTGAGCCATTTCCTTCAATCTCGGCAACAATAGCGCCTACCTCATCAGAAGTCAAGGTCTTAGCCTTGGCTACCGCCTGTTCGGTATTGCTCTGTGTCTTCTTCTCGTTTCTGTTGAACTTGGAGAAGGTAGCCGTATCGTATGGTAGTCTCTCATCGGTCACCAATACCAGACGTGGATGCTCGATTCCGCTCTGCTCAATCTGTTCTCTTGTGAAGCCGAAGTTCTCGGCATTCTCCAGAAGGTCGTTGATGTATTCTCCGTCCGTGCCTTCCTTTGCAGCCTTCTGTCCTGCCATGGTTCTACCATTACCATCATATACGATACCCTCGTCAGATACCACTGGCACCTGCTCGATAGCCATACCGTTATACTTCCTGGCAATCTGGTCTGTATTCTGCTGAGCCGCCTTGTCGTGTTCATAGTCACGATCATTCACGGTTCTGCCCTCAGCATCGGTAGGGAATCCCTCGGATTTCTTATAGCCATTATTCACATCGTGAGAAGGAGTAAGACTTTCAGCCGGCACAATCTCATAGTGTCCTCTGATCTTGGTCTCTCCGTCAGCCAGCATACGGGTGCGCTTGTTGCCCACAAGTCTTGGCGCATTCACAAACTTTTGTGCAGCCACGCTGCCAGCCTCATGTGCGCCCTCTGTCTGTTCGGTACTACCCACGGTCTCCGCAACCTTCTTGGCAGTCATAGTCTTCTTGATATTCTGAGCGTGATCCAACTGCTTCTTGGCTGCTTCAATAGTCTGATTCTTCAAAGCCTCCTGCTCCATGATGTCGTTAGGCTCGGCGGTATAGTCCACCTTCATCTTCTCGGCATCCTTCAAAGCCTTCTCCGCTTTCTGAATCTGTCCGTCCACCACCTTCTCGGCATTATCCCCGAAATCCTCAGTAAGAATCTCTGCACTCTGCTCTGGAGTCATTTTCTCATAATCTGGTGTAGGTCTTCCCTTGCTGTCCGTAGCCATAGGAACATCTGAACCATCTGCAAACTTTCTGCTAGGCTGAGGCTGCTCTTGTGGTACTAAGTCCTCATTTGTGGTATTATCTTTGCCCGATGCGGTATCAGATGTGGTATCATCTTTGCCATTTTCACCCGATTTTGTGGTACTATCTTCCGATTTTGTGGTATTATCTTGTGGAGCTTCCTGCTCCTGCTGAGGCTTGGCAGCATCAAGCATAGCCTGCTCCTGTGCTGCCTGATTGTAAGGCTCTGAGTTCTTCATCTGCAATTTCTGGCGATACTCAGCAGCAAACTGGTCGATAGGCTGGTTTTGGAACAGAGTAACCTCATCTGCCTTCACATAAACCATTTCCCTGGTATTAGGGTCGAAGCAGACAAGCATATCGCCGCTACCTTCCTTGGCTCTACCTGTAGTCTGGTCGAAGGCAACATCACCCGAACCAACAAGAAGTGTTCTTCCGCTGCTGTCTTGCACATACAAAGCCTGCTCGCCATTCATTGGCTGACCGTTCAATGTTCCGTGATAGCTCCAATCAGAAACAAAGCTCTTCACGTTTTCTTCTATGGCATCAGCAGTAGCCTGCTGCATCCCCTGCACTCTAGCGTTCGCATTAATATATTGGGCAAGTGGGGTCAACTCTTCTTGGGTCAATCCATTCTGAATGAGTGCATCGTAAATCTGTGCCGGTGTCAAGCCCTGCTGGTGCAACTTCTCGAAAGTCTGCTTGAAAACATCGTTGCTCTCCATCGCTTCGTCAACCGCCTGTTCCGCATTATGGAGATTGCGCAATTCATCCACCACGACACCGCCTTCTGGGCTGTCTGTACCCAGCTTATTCTCCTCGGCTACCGTCTTGCCTTGACTGGCAGACTGGTCTGCGTGTGGCTTTCCGCTAGGGAAAAGATCATCTTCGAGTGCTCTCTTCACATGATAGAAGATTTCATTCTCCTTATCGGTACGCTTCATTGGGTCCTTCTGCATGATTTTGTCAATATCAACAATCATTTGTCCCTTGTCGTTGATTATCTCCTTCATTGCGTTCAAGAAACCACCTGCGACCTCTGTGGTTCCTTCTTTTAGATAGCCATACAATCCGTTCTTATCCACATACTTCTCCCAGTCAAGATAGAGTGCACTCTTCGGGTTGCGCAAGTCATTAATCAGTTGGGCGTTTTTCGGGTCTGTAATATACTTGTTCTCATCATATCCGTTTTTCTTAAGGAATCCAAATGCCAGACTGGTAACATTTCCGTCCTCGTCAGTCAGCTGCATATCCTTCATCTTGGAATAGCCAATCAGCGAGAGCATATCATCGTTGTCACGATAAAGCTTCTGCTTGTAAAGAATAGCTCTGCGTTCATCGGCATTCTTATAAGAGGTACGTGTAAGCAGCGTTCCGTTCTTTGTATATTCAAGAACCTGCTTATTCTTCACATCGTTCACACTGCGGTAGCTTCTGCCCCTTGTGGTATTGAACAGTCCCATCGCTGCGTTCACCTTCTCCTTGGTGCTCTGTGAAACGTCTGGGTCGTTCATAAAATCCGTGTATGCCGTTTTGTATTTCGGATCTCTTGGAGCTGTCTTCGATGCACGGTCCACCTTCACGAAAGCATCCATCAGATTCTTGCCCGATGCAGAAGAAATCAGCTCGTTCTTCTCGTCAGGAGTCAGACGAATATCCACGGCGATAGGGGAGCCGTTGGCATTCTTGCCAATCACGAAATTACCACCGCTGTTATGGGTAAGATGATGCAGGATATTGCCCATCTTCACGAAGTTGCTAGGCTCGCCAGCCTTGAAAGCACCCACCATCACAACATCTTCCAGCCAAGTGCCGAAGGAAATATCCTTGTCACCAGTCACGTTGTCGGCAACCATCATGGTCCCAGCCTCAACACCGAGACCTGCGGCAGTAGCACCAAACTTCTGTGCGCCGTGAAGCAATCGCTCTCCAGTACTCTTCTCCAAGCCGGTAATACCGAACTTTGATACCCATGGAGCCATCACCGCACCCGATACACCAAACATGGCGCCAGTAACCGCACCGTGTTCTGCACCTTTCAGTCCAGCCTCGCCGATAGCCTGCAAAGAAGTATCATCGCCTGTTGAAGCCTGACTTAAAGCAGCTGTCACACCCGAATATCCTGCAAGATTCAGCGAACTTGTTGCCGTTCTAGTGCCCAGTCCCGACATGATCTTCTGTGCCGTAGTCATATTGGCAACCTTGAAAGCCATCTGCTGTGCGGTAAGTCTCTGTGCTGCCTTCATCACGCCAGCTTTCACCAGTCCGTTTGTCAGAACTCGGGTTCCTGCATTCACGGCAGCACTCGCACCTGCACCGATTACGGCGAGCGGACCAGAGTCAGCAGCCATGTTTACGGCAGTAGATGCGAATCTCGTACCGATTCCCGAGCGGTAGGTTTCATCCTTATGCCCTGCCACCTTCTGAATTTCCGCATCACCATCAGCAATAGCAATACCTTCCTGCAATCTCTGTCGTGTATCTCTAGACATCACAGATGGAGCCACCACCATACCGATAATAGAGTTGCTGAGGTTCTTGGCAATATAGTCAAGCGCACCATGAGGCATGATTTCCTCCTGGTTGCGCATCGTCAAAGCCTTCTGTGCATAGTTTATGATCTCTGGAGTCACGTACTTGTCAACATATTCCTCCACACCCATATTCAATCTTTCGGCACTCTCGGCAATATGGCGCTGCATTCCCTTCTGCGAATAAATCTCGCCGATTTTCTTGCTGAGATTGTTCATCAGAACGTTCTGGCGGTTCACCTGCTCCTGCGTCTGGGCATCACGGAAAGCCTGTTCCTTTACCGATTGAGGTGCATAGATGCCGCCCATCTTATCAAGGTTCTGCTGATACTGCTGACGTGTCAACTCCTGCGCCTCATTCATGGAAGAATCAACAAGGTTGAGCAGATCATTGCCCAAAATACCTTCGGTCTTGCCGTCATTCCTTACGAACTTGTTACCCTCAACCTCATACTGGGCAAGTGCTCTTGCATCGTCCTCTCGCTGCTGCTTGGCTCTAGCCCGTCTAGCCTCTGGAGTAGAAAGCTGCTGCATCGTCTCGTTGAAATTCTTGGCAGTAGGGGTTATCCTGCTTCTGCTGATAGGGGTAGCTCTCTGCTGTTCCTGACGTTCAGCCTGTTCCTGTGCTCTTTGCATGCGTGCGCGCGCATTACTAGCCTGAGCCTGCTGCATCGGGTTCATTTGGTCGTTGCGCATGTGCATCAACCGCCAGTTCTTCATGTAGTTTGTACCAGAATGCTGCGCCTTCTGCTGCCTTGACTTCTGATACTGCGCCGCCACTTCCTGCGCTCTCTGCTTCATAGTCTGCTTCTTGACAGGTTGAACAGGCTGCTGTACAACAGGCTTTGTCTTCTGCTGAGGCTTCGGATTTACTGCATGAAGTCCGAGTCTCTGTGCGAACTCCTCATACGATTTACTGGAAACAGCACCATCGGCGTGAAGCGCATCATAGAGCTGCTTTCTGTTATGATAGCCCTGCTTGCCAGGCGCATACACGAACTGTCTGAAATGTTCTCTAGTTCCCGATACTGCGCCATCGGCTTTCAAGGCGTTATAAAGTTGGTCAAATTTATCTCCAGCCATATATTATATATTAATGTTTATAAACCAAGTTTCTTTGTATTCTTATAGCCATTCTTCGACTTGCCGGCAGGCTTTGATGCTCTCTTTCTGGCTTCTTCCCTCTGCCTTCTCTGTGCTCCTGCTCTCTGTGCAACAGAGGAACCGCCCTGTCTATTGGTGGTTCTTGTAGTTGAGCCATCCCTATTGAACACTTCCTTGCTGCTTGAAGTAGATGAATTGCCAGAAGTATTTCCGTTGTAGTAAGCTTCATTTGCTTCATACATGGTCTTGTTGGATGCGTAATGAGGTTTTCCTTCTGCATCCCAAGTTACATATTTGGCAGAAGAGCCTCCACCGCCGCCTGAACGTCCACGTCCGCTTCCCTTATGGGTAGCATTATACTGTGAAATGTTCAGTCTTCTGTTGGTCTGCTCGTCCTTTGCCCTGTCACGCCCCTGCTTATACTCGAAGTCTCGCTCATCCTTCGCCTGTCTGTACTGTGCAGCTGCCGCATCCTTGCCCTTTCGGTACTCAAACTTATCCTTGGCAAGCTGGGCATTATCGCCACGAAGCCCTGCCAGATACAGCTTGTAAGCCTGATCTGCTCTGGCGGCAGCACTCTTAAGGTCTAGATTTGCCTGCTTATAGGCTGCATCCGCATCAATGGCATCCTGCTTCTGTCTCTGAACCTTTCGCTTCTGATAGCCCTCTTCCATCATGGCGGTAGGGTCGTTGAACACCTGCAAAGGCGCACCCTTGGAAGTATTCACGATGTTGCCCATGTGACGGATGGCATCGGCAAATGCCGCAATACGCTCTCTGTTGGTAGTGATTCGGCGGTCATACTCATCAGGAGTCTCGCCCTCACGCATACCCGGTCGGCTCTTGGGAATCAGCTTGCCCAGCCACCCGAAGAAGCCGCCATCCCTCTGAGAAGGGTCTGCCTGGAACTCTGGAACCTGACTCTGCTGGGCGGCAGAACCGTTCAAAGCGGAAGAAAGGGCTGACAAGTCATTCTGCTGGGTCTGGGCAGGATTGGTAAACTGTACTCCGTCCGTTCCATATTCTGGTGCTGGTGCAGGAGTGCTAGGGGTAAGGTCTGGCTCCTGAGGCTGAACAGCAGGAGCCTCCAGCTTTCCACTAACGCCCCCATTCTGCTGAAACACGTTCATATTCATAGGCTGGGGAGCAACCGCCGGGGTCTGCCCACTAGGACCACCCTGCATAGTCTGGTTCCCCAATCCCATCACCTGATCATAATCAGGGTACTTAGCCCTCATCATATCATGTACAGCCTCAGGGTACCCATTAATGGAAACAGGTACCCTTTTCTGCTGCTGTGGATTCTGATTATTTACTGGCATACGCTAATCTTTATAGTCAATAGTAACCGTGTGACCTTCCTTCATAGCCTTACGCACAAGCTTTACGGCTTTTTCAATCTCGATTTCCTCGGGATTGTCAATAGTAGGATGATTTTCCTCAACCATCGGGTCGCTGAATTTCTTATCAGGATGCTTGGCTGCATAATCTGCAATGGTATTGAGAATCTGCTGAGCAGCATCGTATGCACCCTTATACCAAACATACTTCTTGTGCTTAGCCTTCAACTTATGAGTCAAGTCGGCAATCACCTTCTCTTTATAAGCAAGAGCACTCTCAGCACTCTTCAAAGCTTGAGCGTCAATCTTGACAACAACCTTGTCGGCAAGATTCTTCTTCAACTCCTCATTCTCCTTCATGTACTTCTGGCTTACCTCGGTCATATTCTTCTCACGAATCTTTGAAAGGCGAAGTTCCTCTGCAACGTCAGCCAAAACTGCGTCCTTATCCTTTAACTTCTGTTCCAAATCAAAATTCTCGCCGAACATCTTCATCTTTCCTTCTAGGTGTCTGGATCTTTCCTTTCCCAACTCCTCAATCTTCAAGTTCTTCTTATGGATGATGCCGTTCAGTTTGGCAATCTCCTTGCCCAAAGCCTCAATCTTGTCGCTCTTGGTAATCATCCTGTAGTAAAGCTTATTGAACTCGTCTGTCGTTGTCTTGCTGACTCTCTCCAGGCGCTCATTCTCCTTAGTAAGCTCTGCAATCTTCTTTGCCTGCTCATCCAACAAGGCATCGTTAAACTGGGTGGCTGATTCCTTAAGGGCAGGGTTTTCACTTGTATTTTGGTTATCTTTCCGCTTCAACTTTATGCCTTCTACTGCGCTCAAAGGAGAACCAGGAATAGGCTCGCTGCAATGTTCAATGGATTTATTTCCAGATAAATCGCCTTTGATGCTGTTTTCAGCAGAACCGGGAGCCTTGGTATTCTCTTCGTACTCCTTCTCCAAACGTTTCTTACGCATATCGTAATCATGTCCGCTAATGGTTATATAATAACCTTCCTTGGATAAAACACGGAAAGCTTCAAGCACAGAAGGCTTCTCATATCCAAACCAGTTGCTATCGTCAAACTCAAATGGCTCTGTTGACTTGTGAAGGTTAATCACTGCAAACTCCTTCTCTAATATCTTCTTTGCTTCTTCAAATGTCATATCTATATTATTTTAATGTTTAACAAACTTGTTGATAATATCATCGTATGATGAAGGAATAATGCCGCTATCTGTCTCTGTATAACAGTAGAATCTAGGACCCCACTCCTCTGATTCCTTCTTTTCTTCTACAACTATCACATTGCGGATTTTACCATCCTTGCATAGCAACTGAGCATAATACTTACGTCTGGTATTTACTTTATGTTTATACTGCTCGTCCATTTCTTTTAGGAACTTCGCTAAATCATCTAGCGTTATCTTATTATTACTAGACTCGAATGGCTTTTCAATCTGAGACAAAAGACCTTTTCCTATCTTTACTTCCATATTACCTATGTTTAACCTTTTTAACGCTTCTCGAAAAATTAGGGGTGGGGGAAATCGGAAAACCGAAATCCAGAAAAAGGGGGTGGGGGGTGGCGGGATTTTTATTTATGTATTTATATACTATAATTACAAACGGTGGTCAAAGGGGGTGGGGGTCTTGGGGTGCCCCTCTATGCCTTGCCTGCCCTTGCCTCTCCAGTCGCTCGCTCCTCACTCAGCCATCGCCCTTGGGCTTCTACCCCTTCAACCTCTTCTTGGCTCCAGTGGCTAGGTCGAGAGGGTCATACTGCTGCCCCACCTCATTATAGCCAGCAGGGATAGGGTCTTTAGCGGCTCCCTTGCCGTACTGAGCTTCGTATGCTATTGCGGTTGGGTTCACTTTAGGGGTTTGTGTTACATTCTTGTTATCATTTGCACCCGCCAAACCGCCTAACTTGCTGTTATTCTGCGCTTTAGCCCCTTCGAGTTCTGACCCCAACTGGTTCACACCGAAATTGAACATCGCATTTGAAGCATTTTGGGCTGCATCGCTAGTTGCCTGCGCTTTCTGCTGCTCAATCTGCTGACGTTCCCTAGACAACTGCTGAGTGTTGGCAAGGTGAGCATCCTCAACGTGCTGCTTGCGTGAAGTGTCCTGCGCTGCGATATTGGCAATCGTGTCTCCCATCGCCTTGTTTGCACTCTCCTTCGCTTGTGCCACGCTTGCAGCAGTTCCACCACCAACGGCAGCTGCGCCATCAGCCTTGCGGATATACTCGTTCTGCACTTCCTGCGCCCTTCTCAAAAGGTTAGAGCCTGCCTTCGTGTCGAGGTAGTCAGTATTGTAGTTCTTGTCGTACCAAGCCTTCTCAGCGTTCGTTCTGTACTGATTCTCGGCTTGTGCTCGTCTAGCCGCCTTCTTCGCCTTGTTAGCACCGAACAGAGACGAACCAATGCCAAGCGCCAAGGATGCAGCACCCAGTATCCACTCCTTCTTCTCCCCAAGCACTGGGGAAGAGGTCAAATTCTTTGGGATTCTTGCTAAAATTTCACTCATAATTGCAATTATTTGATTTACGAGGGCAAATATATAATATTTGGCGATACGTTTTGCCGTGTTTCCGGTCAAGGAAATTTACCCCTCTAATCACTAGTCTGTTTGTCGGGGCGCAATCCACCCCAAACCTTTTTCCCTCATCACCCTCAAAACCGCCCATTTTGTAAACAATAGTGCTAAATGTAATAAAACTACAAGTGATTGATGTTGTGGGTTTTAGTATCAGTCGTTCCCGAGGGTGAATAAAAGACTAGAGTAAAGTTATTTCTTATTTCATAAATGAAGTTACTTTGCAAACAAAAAGCCCATTTGCATTAATAGGTACGCACGCGCGCACAAGGTAGGCTTTAAGAAGATTTAACGCTGCGTTTGAATATTATGCAGGTACAATCAAGGCTAACTCAATCCATTTTCACTGATTTTTGCGATTTTCGGGCAGATGGTCGGGATTTCTCCCAAATTCGTGAGTTTTGAGCCATATAAGAGCCGTTTTGCGGCATTTTAGGGCTGATTTTGTGGGTTTTTCGTAGTTTTCGGGGTTTCGTGCAGGATTTACCGCTCATCCAGGAAGAAGCCCGATGGATGCAGTCTAGACCCGCTCCGTACCCTCTCTATACCTTCTCCGTACCAAGTCTTAGGGTTTGCAGGGTTTGCAGGCAAAGGTGTTGTGTCGTGTTGCGTGATGTGTTATGTGGTGTGTTCTTCTATCTCTTGTCTCTCTCTATTGTGTGTCTCTCTCTGTAGGTGATGGAGAAGGGGGAGTAAAATCCTCGGGGGAGATAAGGGGGCAGCGCCCCCACGGGGCTAACGCCCCTCCCCACGCCAGCTGGGGGCTAGCGCCACAAATCTTGCAGCCACTTGCCGAAGTGATACACCGAATGCAGGTAGCATACAACGATAATCAGTTGCAGGAACCATCCTGCATACTTCACATATGCATTATTGCTTTCCTTCTCCTTCCCGAATGCGTGAAAGAGATAGGCGATGCCGAGGAGTGAGACCGCACCGAAGGCGAGCCACATAATAACTTGTAGTACTATCATCTTGCAATTGTTTTAATCTCCTCCACCTGCTTGAAGAACTCATCAAGAGTATCAGCAGTGTAATGAATGCCCTTGTATCGCACGAATGCGGCAAACTCCTTCGAGGTATCAACGACCCTCAACGGCTCCTCGCCTAGAAGAGTGGATAACTTCACGTTCAACTCTTTCGCTATTCTGCAAAGCATATCGAGAGAAGGGGTCGTTTTGTTAGTTACGATATAGCTGATAGTGACTGGAGTAACCCCCAATCTCTCGGCTAACTCCTTAGAAGTTACACCCTTTTCTTTTAAAATCTCCTTAAGATTTATCTTTATTGTACTATTTACTTTGAATGCCATAAAATATTGCCTTATTAATTAGGGTGCAAAGATACGAAAAATAAACTGATATTTTACTTAATATCTGTAAAATTAAGGCAATGTTTTATTAATGAGAGTTAAAAGTAAGGCTTAATTTGAAAATAAGTGCCTTAAAATTTGGTAGAAATAAAAGATTGCCTTATCTTTGCACTCGAAATCAAGTTAGTTTGATTTCTAAGCGGCAGGATGGCACATTAGTGAATTGATGAGAAACAACCGCTATATAAATAGTGTTAGTCAGCAATACGGAGAAGTGCATACTCTTGAACACCCGAGGACATCGTACACCGAGTTAGTTACACTCTAAAAGCAACAAGGCAAAGAAGCCTCAAACACTCATCACGCAAGATGGAAAAACGCTAGTCGTGTTAGACTAGAGAAATATCGAAACACGTTGACCCACGAACGTTAAGTGAGGGAGCTAGGCTGCATAAGGCTTGCAGACGTTGGGAGCAAACGTACACCTGCATTTTAATGTTTCACAATTTAATAGCAACAACAATGAAAAGATTTTTAGTTATCAAGGATTATCGCAATAGCTTCACCCCCGATGTTGTCGGACGTTTCGACAACTGGGAAGATGCAGATACATTTGCTAAACTATGCAAGAAGAATGACCAGCACGGATTGTTGTACTGGGTGTTTGAAATGAGTGAGAGAACAAAGTAATAACTCGGGGAGATAAGGGGGCAGCGCCCCCAAGGGGCTAACGCCCCTCCCCACGCCAAACAATTCAAGACAATGAGCAAGACGATAACACTTACAAGCGATGATATTTGTATCATTACTCTCGCTTTACGAGACAAGGCGATGAATATCAAGAACTCAGCGAAGATATGCGGTATTATCCTATCTTCGCAGACATTAAACAAACTTGCTAGTATGCAAGAGATAGTTAACAAGATAAATGGTTAAGATTATGGAAAAGAAGAACAAATACTGCTATGGTTGGGCAATCTGGACTAACTACGGCTATGGATGGGAAAAGGAGAGTGTTTACGATAAGCGTTACGACACTTACGCACAAGTGAAGGCTGATGCGAAGGAGTACAGAATCGCAGGAGCACAGACGAGAATCACCAATACAAGATGGTTGAACAATTAAAAGAAACGATTATGTTGAAGTATAACGAGAATATGGTAGATGTAAGCGAGCAGGACATTAACTACTTGAACGCATCAGTTGAGGAAATCAATGCCCACGTTGGCTATGAGTTCATATCGCTTAAAGGCACTCCACAAGCCGAGAACGAATGTGTTGACATTTACGAGGACGGATTGGAGACTTGGACTAGCTACACCTTTGAGCAAGCAGAAATGTATCTCAAAGGAATCAAGAAGGGCTTTGAGTTGGAAGAGAAGAAGAGTAACTAATTAGGTGGGGAGCAATCTCCACCACAACATTTCAAGATTATGAGAAGAAACAAGACTTACGAGCAGCAGAAGAAGTACTATGACGAGTACAACGAATATGAGAGTTTGGGAGCCATCTTTATGTATTGGCTTGAATGCGGCAACGAGACCGCAAAGCAGATGCAGGAGACCTACAGAGAGTGCAACAGAGAGTGCAAGGAGTATATCTTGCAAGACCTCTTCTACCTTTGCGACCTCAAGACGTTCTACAAGTTTGTTAGAATCTTCAACTTTGGCAAGAAGTAAAATTGGTAGCGGTCAGATGTTCAAGGCACGCAGGATGGTTCAAGCCCACCGACCGCACAAGTATAAACAATTAAAAGAAAGGGTTTAATTATGGACATTACAATTTATGTGCTATGCGCCTTGTTTGGAGCATTAGCAGGTTACAGAATCAGAGACGCAAAAGATATGGAGGACGAGTAATATGAAAAAGAGCATTAAGATAGCTTTGGTAGTGGCAGCGATAGCTGCCCTACCACTTATGGCAGCAGGAGCGCAGGATGATAGCAAGAAGAAACAATCGCTTGTGGACTTCATCGAGTATTGCAGAACTTGCGAGAATCTTCGCCAAGTGAATCCGGCAAAGGACTACACCAAAGCCAGCCTTCACGAATTGAAGAGTGCAGCACGTTTCTATGAGGAGCAGGAGGATTTTGCCGACTGCACCGACTACCAGCATCAAGCAGAGATAAATAAGATTATTGGCAAGAATAAGTAACAAATTTAAAGAATAGGAGATAAGATTATGAAGACAAATAAGGCAGTTAGAATGGGTAATAATTTGGTAGGAGTTGAGATTAACACTATCCAAGACGTGGTAAAGGCACAAGCCGCAGGGCTTGAACTTGTGGACAAAGAAGGATGGGGATATGATGATTATACCATCGTGGATGATGAGAGTGGAGAAGAGCGAGAGCCAACCGAGCAGGAAATGTTCGACCGCATCGCCAAAGACCTCGCAGAAGACAAGGAGGTTTACGCTTGTATGATCCTCTCAAACGACTGGTGTGTGCAGAGAAATGCAAAGACGAACTTGCTATGCGATTTCTATCTCCATCAGAACGTTTACACTATGCACGAAAACAAGATAGTGGAAGGCGAAATCGTCTATCTTTCCCTTGCACAAGGAAGTTTGGGAACCGATGCGAACAACGCCCTCTATGGTGATATGGCAGAGCAGTTGTACTACAACATTGGATACTACTTCACAAACGGCAGAACACCAAAGATAGGCTTCCAAAGAGAACAGATTATTAACAAAATCAGTTCTTTGAAGATGCACGCTCACGTAGTGCTGAAGACGAAGAAAGGTAGCTGTCTGACTAGAGACCTCGAAGAGATTTTCGCTACCACGGATGAACTTGTAGCTAACTTAATGCAGGACTAAGGATATGGTAATAGTAATCAAATGCTTCAAGGGAGCCACGTATGTTGATAGGTTCAACAATATGTACAGAGCCAAGACAACATTTGTAATCAGACAGACACCATTCCGTGAGAGTTATTATCTCACGAATGGGAAACTGACAAGCAAGAATACTTGTCTAGAGCGCATCAAATAGAAGTTGTTGCTAGTTGTTTATATAGGGCGAATGCGGTAGCCAAGCCGATACAGATGGTTGCAAAGTACCATCCGCCCCCTAGTATTAATTTTAAAAAGAAAGGATTTAAGTATGAAAAAGTATGTAGTAGAAATCGTTGAGAAAATTACCTATAAGGTTTCTCTAGACGCAGCATCATCCGAAGACGCAGAGAATGCCGCAAGACGTTTGTACGATTTGGGCGCTTTGGAGAATGGCGAGTTGGAGAGTGTTACATTTGATGTAAAAGAGAAGGAGGGCATAGAGTAATGGCAAAAAGAAAATTGGAAATGATTGATGAGGGGACGAAGGAAGTAGCCCTCTCACGTATCTTCGGCAAGAATTGTGCTAGTAAAATTGGCGATGAGAAACAAAGTTATTGCGGTTATGTTGGTGGAGAAGTAACAGAAGTTGTCTTCTTGGGAACCTGCATCTTGATAAAACGCAAGGAGCAGTTTGCCCTAACTTACAAGTGGAGCGACACAATTTGCAACGCACTGATGCAGACCGATGGTGTGAAGTACAGAAAAGAAGGTTGGGTCGCTTTAATGAGCAGAAAGATGCCTACTTCGATCTGGACACACGCAGCATATTAATCAGATTTCAAACAAAACAGAAACAGATAGCAGTATGAATAAGCAGTTGTTTTATTTCGTCTTCCCTCAGTCAGGGGAGACGATTACAAAGGAAATGAATCCTTTGGCAGTGAAGGATGCCGCAGTGAAGTATTTGAAGACTCAGAACGAGGTGAGAGGTGACATCTGTATCATCAAGGATAGCCGAGAGAACGTGATTGCTATGGGCTATGTAAGCGATAGTATGAAGGTTTCTTTCTTCACCGAGGATGAGACAGTTAACGACATCAAGCCCATCGGAGTAATCGAGGAAGGAGGGAAGCGATGAGTGAAATCAATTTCAAGGCAAAGCGAATAAGAACAGATGAGTGGATAGATTGCAATCCTATTAAGCCTAACGAGGTTTTTCATAACTCCAATGTTGGCATAATAAACAAATGTTCGATAGACCTTAACACCATCTGCCAGTTTACCGGAGCGCAGGATTGTGACGGAACTCCCATCTATGAGCATGATTTGCTCAGATGTAAGGAAACTGGCAGTATATTCGAGGTGGTTTGGAATCAAGACAATACCAGTTTTAGTGTGGTAAATACAGAATTCCCTGTTCTCTATCCAAATACCTTAGGGAAAATGTTGTATAAAAGCATTCTTTCATACAAAGTTATCAGTAACAAATTCAACAAGAAAGGAGGTAACAAATGACAAAGCAGGAATGGTTTGTGCTCTTCATCTTTCTTTTTACGATATTGATGGCAGTACTAGGATAAGAGGAAGGGGATATGGAAAAGAAGGCAAGAATAATCGTGTATGACGATGTGGGAATACTTGACGAGAGCGAGACCTTCTTCAAGGATAAGGAGCAGCTAGCAGGAATCGCCAAGCAGTTTCTGAACCAAACGACCGATGCGGAAATGGTGGAGGTATGGGTAAGCGACAAACTTGCGATGAAGTTCGAGTACAACCGCAAGCACAAGATTGTTCCATCCAAGAACCTGCATCCAGGGTGGGGAGGACGGAGAAACCGAGCAGGAGCACCGAGTAAGGGCGCAGAAGCCCTAGTTAATCGGGTAGTACTGCACGTAAATGAGGAAACCTTCGACTTTTGTGAGTCTCTAGGAAGAAACAAGGCTGAATGGATAAGACAAGCCATCAGAGAGAAGCGAGAGCGAGAGGAAAACAATAAAGGGTAGTCAGAAATGGCTACCCTTTATTCGTTTGCAGCACAACGAGTTAGATAGGGTGATGTTATCAATCTGTTATCATTTATCTTCTCGTTATGTTATCATTTATCTTCTCACTTATGTTATCAAAGATGTTATCAGAATTTGCCATCTATGTTATCAAAAGCTGAGTAAACATCCTTGTTGAGCGTTCGGGCATATCTTTGGGTCTGTCGTATATTGGTATGCCCGAGCACCTTAGCCACCACGTTCAGCGGCATTCCGAACGAGAGAAACAAGGTAGCAGCCGTAGCCCTGCCCATGTGGGAGTGTAGGTTTGGTACGTTGACCATCATCCCGATAACCTTCAGATATTCGTTGTACTTCTGATTGCTGATGCAGGGCAGCTTGAAGTTGTACTTCTTGAGCACGGAGACCGCACCAGCCAGTAGCTGGAAGGTGAAATCTGTATCAGTCTTCACACGCTTGGCGTGGTAATAGTACTTGCCGTCTGCCTGCTTGCACTTGGTGAAGTCGAATGCCATCAAGTCGGAGTAAGCCAAGCCGGTATAGCACTGCATCAAGAAGAGGTCTCGAGCCTTCGCAAGGTAGTCGTACTGCAAGTGAAGACGCTTGATGCTCTCGAACTTGTCTATCGGCAGGCAGTCAACAAACTGCTTGTCACCCTTTTCAATCTTGAAAGGCAGATGGTTGTACGGATTCTTGTCTATCAAATCATCTATGCAGGCATCACGCACGAAAAGCTTCAAGTACTTGTGATAGCAATATACGGTACTCTGCTCCAATCCCTTTGCGTGAAGATACTCATCAAGCTCACGAACCTTTGAAATATTGATGTCGGAGAACTCCTTGATTTTGCCATACGTCTTCAAGAAGTCGGTGAAGACCTTGTATCTTCGCTTCGTATGGTCGCTTACCTTGCGCTCTCGGGAGCGTTTCTCGCAGTAGGCGATGAAGTCTAGGGATTTGTTGGCAGCACCCTGCATAAGGGCAGAAATCTGATCCAAATCAGTAATGCCCTTGGAGTTCATCTTGATGACAACATCGTTTGCCCTCTCCAGTATGGCATCAATCTGCTTGTTGTACAAGTCAGACTCCTTGCAGCGAATGACACGTTTGCTACTATCCGACCACTGAGCCGGACACACTTTCACACCCGTAGAGAAGTACTTTCGCTTACCTCCACAAGTGAACCTCAATTCTACCGAAACTGCCTTCTGTGCAGTACCTCGGTGGAGACGATTGTGAATAACACTTAAATTAATTACGCCCATAAGTTGATAACATTTTTACAAGCAGGTGATAACATATTAGTAACCCACTTCGATTTAACATTTCTAAAGGAATGCCGAACGAACTATGTATCAGCTTATTGCAGAGATTGCCACGTAAACGATTCTACGACACGTCTATATTTCGATGTTATCAATCTGTTATCAGCCAATAAATGCAAAAACGGACATAACTACCTAGTCAATAGGAAGTTATATCCGTTCTATTTCTAGAAATCTAAGCTGTGATTGTGCCTTTTTTCCTTAATTTGGTACACCCTTAGGGGTCATACAACAAAAT